AAGTATTGTCGAGTATCCCATTCAGGCCGTAGTAACCGATTTGACTATGCAAAGCAATGGCTACAGTGTGAAGTACGGAACGATGGTACAGGCAGGAGACAAGGAGGTATTTGTTCGCCCGCCACATAAGGTAGGTACGACATCTACGCCAATCATAATCGACCCTGCTACAGATGTTATTGAGATTCGTGGGACAGTATACAAAATTGTCACTCAGAAGGAAATCAACCCTACTTGCAACGATCCGATTCTGTACAGCTTCTATGTGAGGAAGTAATGACTCCAGCAACATACACAATGCCGCGAATTCGCAGAGGCGACACGATTTCAGCTATGCGTATCGTAGACAGTTTGAAATACTCTACGGGGGCTTTAATTGGAATTTCATCAGCAAGGCTGCAACTTCGTGACTCGACAGATAACCTCGTGTACGAGTGGAACACGTCCAACGGCACTGCTGCTATCTCTGGTAGCTCTTCAGAGTCTGTTACGCTAAACAGCGTCCCTGCTGCAACCACTGCTACATGGTCTGCTGGAATGTACTCCTATGACCTTGAGATTACAACCCTCTCAGGGGATACTTGGACAGTTCTGGAAGGTGTTAGATACGTGGACCCGGACAAGACAAGATGAGCGACGTAACTCTTACAGTATCAAACGACGCCCCGGTAGTAGAGTTCTCAGTAATGTCTGGAACTGAGAACGTCCAGTTTTCAGTGCAGCAAGCTCCAGATGTTGTGCAAGTCGTAGTAGGCCCTCAGATTGGACTACAAGGCCCGGTAGGTCCAGCCGGCGCACAGGGAATTCAAGGCCCCGCTGGGCCAGCAGGACCGCAGAATCTAGTTGTGGCTGCGACACAGCCAACTTTCGGCACAGGTCAGGCAGGTCTGTGGGTACAGACTGGGCTTGGCGTCGATGGCTCCGGGTTCACTCTTTGGATTGAGGATGGACAATAATGGCACTCAGAAACGCATTTGAGAATCTTGCTACAGACGCAACGCTTGTCCAGCTAAAGGACATCGCTCAAGCTATCAACACTGCGGCAGGGGGTATCCGCGTAGCCGCAGAAGCTCTTAACGCAAAAACAGCTAGCGTGAATACTGGAGCTGTGGCAGGAACTGTTACAGCAGTTATTGACCAAGACTCTGTGGATTCATTGACGTACATGCTCCAAGCTATTCTTGAGAAAATGCCGTCACTGACAAACAGGGACTTGGTTCGGGCGAGCATTGAAGACGGAAGCATGAACGCTATCTCCGGGCCGTACTTCGGTGTGAATAATATGAGCGTAGGCGAGGCAACCACAGGGCGACTTGTATACCGTATGCATGAGCCTTGGCACTTTTCTAACGCCAGCAGTGCTGGACTTTACAACCAAATTCAGGTAACGTGAAATGGCAACTACAGTTAAATTGAAGAAGCTTCTCCACCGTAAGGTATGGGAGTTTTGCACGCCAGCTCCAACTGGAACTACTAACGGCAGCTTCGTAGCCGGGGACAACGATGGGCTTATGCCATCTAACGATTGCGTATATTTTGTTGCCAGTGCTAGTAGCATTTGGAACTACAACGCAGAGCAGGACGCTTGGCTCCAGCTTCCGAGCGCAGGCGTTGCGGGATCATTCGGCGCAGGGTCGTGCGGCGAGTTTAGAGCTATCGGGGCACTCGGCGGCAGTACAGTAAATACCGCCACGGCTGGCACTACTACGCAGCTTACTACGAACCGAACTATTGTACGCGACATCCGTGGATGCAAGATTCGAGTTGTAGCTGGTACAGGGTCTGGATACGAAGGGGTTGTAGTCTCTACGACAGCCGGTTCCAACAGTATTCTAACTGTATCTCCTGCCAGCTCAGTTGCTTTTGACGCCACAACGCAATACTCTGTGTGGTCAGGCTCGATGTGGTTTTTTAACGCAGGTACTACAGCCGTTGGCTTCGCTGTGTATGACAGAGCCACTAACGCATGGACTCAAAAGTCTGTCACAAACCTTCCTACATCGTGGGGAACAGACGGACAGTTGGTATCGACTGGAAGCTTGCAAGGCGTGTTTTCGACGGGTACAGCTATTGCCGGATCGACAACTACGACACTGAATACTTCTGTGACGTTCCCAGTAAACTGCTGGAGCAACTATCAGGTCCGTATCACGTCGGGCACAGGCGCTGGGCAGATTCGTGTCGTGGCTAGTAACACAGCCGGCCCTAACTCTGTGCTCACAGTGGCTGCGGCTTGGACAGTTACACCGGATGCTACTAGCGTGTTTGCAATCGAAGGCAATGATGACGCTATGTACTTGCTCGGAAACGCCGCCGCTGCAATCTACAAGTACAGTATCTCTGCGAACACTTGGACAGTACTTACCCCTGGCACTACCCGAGGCGGCGCTATGAGTTCTGGCGGAACTGCGGACTGGATCGGAGTAATCAATGACGCAGAGTGGCAAGGCATCCCGAGTAAAGCAATCAATACCTCATGGCCTACAGCTTTCAAGCAGGGAGGAAGGTACATCTACTCTTTCCGTGGAGCTGGAACAAACACGCTTGACGTGTATGACATTGCCCTCAACTGGTGGATGAACGGTGTACCGTATGGCAATCAAGCAGAGACGTTTAACTCCGGCTCGTGTTCTGTGGCGTCGTCGGATTATCTGTACATTCAGAAAGAGTCCACGGGCCGTGTGTTCAGGTTCGACATTATCAAGCTGGCTATCGAGCCGTGGGTCACTAACGTGTACCCACAAAGCACGACGCTGGCTGGAGACAAGATGTTTTTCTCCACGTATAGGGACGGGGCCACAGTAGTCCGGTGGGCATACACACTGCACCACAACAGGGCTGACCTGCTTCGCATGATGGAGATTTATTGATGAACGGCACGGCACTTGACAAAATCAATATGCCGTGCTACAATCACAAACACTAAAGGAAGCGATGGGAAAATTCGCAGACTCTGTAAGGGCAAATAGTACGAAAGTATTGATGAAAGCCAATCGGCAGTGTTTTCAAATTGCCAAAGAGCTTTTCACATCTGTCGTAGAACTTACACCCTCTCCTTCAAATCCTGGACACTACGCCCACGGCTGGCTGTCTAATCAGTGGTATCCAGAGTCCGGCTCATTATCAGAAGAGCTTAGCGGCTCAAAAAGCCCGAGCGGTGCAGACAGCATCAACAGAATCAACGCTCTCCGTGGCCTGGACTTCTTCAGGAAAGACGGAAAGCTGACACTCACAAACAACCTCTCATACGCATATAGAGCTGAAGTTCTAGGCTGGCCCCAAACAGATGGCTGGTCTGGTCAGGTAGGCCCGTACCGTATGGTGGCATTGTCAATCCAAGCAATCGCTAGTAAGTACAAATGAGCAACGCCGCAATCCGTTCAGCTCTTGAGTCTCGGTTGAGCACTTGGGCTGACTCTCAAACTCCGACACCCATTCCAGTATCGTTTCAGAACGTAGCGTTTAACAAGCTTGCTGGAACTGTATTTTTGGAGTGCTTTCTTATCCCTAACCTGACAGCCAACAACGAACTATCTGGAAGTCGAAAGACTTTGAAGGGCCTGTTCCAAGTTAACTGCTGGGCGCCGAAAGGCTATGGGATGCGACAGGTAGAGCTACTCTCACAAAGCATTGTCGATCTTTACCCGATTGTGCCGAAGACTGGTGCAGTATCTGTCGAAGAGACTCCCTCAATCGGACGGGCAATTCCTGACGATTCTGGCTGGGTCATCGTTCCAGTTCTAATCAAGTACCGATACGAGTCGGTATAACAAAGGAAACCAATGGCTGTAATCACCCAAACAAACGGCGTAATAGATTCTGGGGCACCTATCAACGTGGCCCGTACTACTCTCACTGCCTCTGATACGCTCACGTTCGTCCGTGGAAGCGATCAGCGACTTTTTCTCTACAACACCACGGCTTCGGCTGTGACTGTTACCCTCACAGGCACTGCCCCGGTATCCCTCACGCCTGCTGGGTATGGCGGAACTATCTCGACTGCCGGTGGCAAGGCAATCACTGTGCCTGCATCTGGTACAACATTTGTTGAACTCGATGATATTTGGGCATTCATCGAGGGCAACGGAACTGTTACTGTTACCAACGGTACGGGTATTACTGCTCACCTGTACTTTTAATCTTATCTGAAAAAGGAAAATCATGTCTGTCATGACCTCCGCTGGTTCTACACTGGCACTCTCAGCTTCAGCGCCTGCAACGTTTGATGCTACTGGATACAACGCTCTCACGTATACCCTGGTCGGTGAAGTTACTGACCTCGGCGAAGTCGGACGTGAATACAACCTCGTGAATCACACTCCGCTCGGCAGCCGTCGTGTGCAGAAGTTCAAGGGTTCGTACAACAACGGTTCACTGCAAGTGCAGATGGGCCGCGACACAACTGATGCCGGGCAAACCGCTCTGCAAACTGCCCTTGGTGTGGATACTGCGTACACGTTCCGCGTAACGCTTCAGAACGGCAAGAAGCTCTACTTCACTGGCGTAGTGATGAGCTACAAGACGAACGTCGGCTCTGTTGACCAGATTACTGGTGCAACAACGACTATCGAAGTGACTACCGATATCATCGAAGTCTAATCGAATGAAGGCCCTTCGGGGCCTTTTCAATGTGCTTCAAATAGTACATTGCAAAGGCTCAACAAGATTCTCACCAATGAGAACAATTTCATCTTACCACAACTGAAAGGAAACGACAATGTTTGATCTTACTACTCTTGCCCTCAAGGACACCTTCGACCTGCAACTGCGCCACCCGGTATCCGGCGAGCCGCTGTTCGCGGACGGCGAAGGCAAGCAAAAGCCTGTGATGATCACCCTCTACGGCACTAGCTCGAAGCAATACCGGAACGCTGTTACTGCCATGCAGAACCGCCAACTGAAGCGCACCGCGAAGAAGGAAAAGGTTTCGGCAGAGGTGATGCGTGAAGAAGGCATCGAGCTTCTGGTTGCATGCGTTGCTGGCGCACAAAATCTTGGCATCGGCGGCAGTGCAGTGAAGGACGAGTCGGGATTCCGTACCGTATTCTCTGACCCGAAGCTTTCGTGGATCAAGGACCAAGTTGACGAGGCCCTGGGCGACACGTCAAATTTTTTGGCGCAGTAAGCAAGTCCCTCTCGTTGTATGTACGCCAGCTAGGCTGGCTGCACGCGACGCCTGAAGGTTCAAAGAAATCGCGCCTTGCCACGTTCAAGTCGGCGGATGAAAATCACCCGTCGCTTAGACTGCCTGAAATAGAACAAGAACACGCGGCTGGATACCTGATTGGTCTGCTGCATGAAGCTGGCCTCATGTCATCCAATGGCATGGGGCCAGTTCCACTTTCATGGTCTGAAATTGAAAGTTGGATTCGATGTACGGAGCTTGACCTTTCCTTGTGGGAGAGGTTGACAATCAAGAACCTGAGCGAAGAGTATGTTGGAGAGCTGTCACAAGCTACTGCAAAGGATCGCCCAGCGCCATTCCGCCACGTCGAAGATGAAGAGGAAATCGACCGTACTGCGGTTGAAAACAAGATTCTGTCTGTGCTACGAGGGTTCAATCGTAAGCGGACAGAAGACGATAACGAGTCTAAGGAACTGACATGACAATGGACGTATCCCGTCTTGGGATTGTCGTTGAATCGACGGGTATTACAGAGGCCACAACTGCCCTGGCTGGCCGCAACGGTCAGGGTGGTCTTGCTGGTGCTGCTGATAAGGCGGAAAAGAATGTAGGCAAGCTTACATCGTCTTTGTCTAACCTTCTCAACCTGCAAGCTTCAGCGACTACAGCCGCATGGACGCAAGCCCTCGGCGGTTTGAACTCGGTGCTTGCCAACGTTAATTCAAATGCCCTGGCTACTGCTAATTCACTTCAGCAGGCTGTGGCATCACTTAACGCCCTTGCAGGGGCATCTGTAAACGCTCAGCGCGCCACTGAGCGGCATTCATCATCTAACACGGTGATGACCAGTACAATCAAGGCGATGACGACTGCATTCTCAGTCTACACAGCGCTCAACTTCGCTGGCAGTATTGTCAAGCAAGCTGATGAGTGGCAGATGATGACAGCCCGCCTAGAAAATGCCACTGGAAGCATGAACAATGCGAAGGTCGCTCAGGCGCAAATGTATGATCTTTCTCAGCGCCTGCGCGTTCCGCTCGAAGACTCTGTGAAGCTCTACACCCGTCTCGCGCCATCTATGCAGCGTATGGGTAAGGACTCTGAGTATGCGCGTAAGATGGTTGAAGGTATTGCCACGGCTCTTCAACTCGGCGGAGCAAACGGCGCAGAAGCATCTTCAGTGATGCTCCAGTTGTCGCAGTCGTTCAGCTCTGGCGTCCTTAACGGTGCGGAATTTAACGCTGTTGCCGAAAACGGCTCAGTGCTTATGCGTGCCCTCGAAAAGTACACGGGAAAGAGCACAGCAGAACTCAAGAAAATGGGTTCAACTGGTAAGCTCTCTATGGAGCTTGTCGGTAAGGCTATCGAAGAAAATCTCCCGCAGTGGCGCGAACAGTTTGACAAGATGCCTCTCACCTTTGAAGGTGGTGTGCAACGAATCAAGAATGCGTGGACGAAGGCCATCGGCGAAATGGGGCAGGACACGGGGTTCAATAATGAACTCTCTAAGTCTCTCCGCGTAATCGAGGAAATGATTCCTGCTGTGGCGCGTGGCCTCGGCGATGCGTTCATCAGCGTTATGCGCTGGGTGCAAGAGAATAAGAATACCATCGGAGAAATCTGGGACCAAATCGTCGGTCTTGGAAAGGATGTCTGGAACATTGGTGGAATGCTCGGTAACTGGATCGGTGCCATTATTGGTGCCGGGGAAGGTTTCAGTTTGATTGGAGCTGCGCTGTTTACAGTTCGCATGCTCATCGCGGGTGCTATTGATCTTCTGAAGGTTGCCGGATGGGTTGTTGCAAAGATTGGTATCAGCATTGTTGAGCTGGTTGTGGCGCCTTTCACATGGCTTCTCTCTGCAATCGGAATGGTCGGCGATGCCCTTAAATCGCTCTTCAGCGGCCTCGCATCAGGCGCCAAGGCCGTAGGTGCTGACAAGCTCGCAGGAGGCTTTGAAGCGGCTTCTAACGTCATTGGTGACATCACCACGGACGTGAAGGACTTCAACGGAAACGTCATTGCCTCGTTTGGCAAGGCGCACGAAGTTGCAGATAGCTGGGTCAAGGACTTGAAGGCAGGTAACGGAGAACTCGACAAACTTATGAAGGGTAACGACAAGCTCGCTACAGCGCCTGTCACTCCGACCCTAACAATGGACCCTGCGAAGTGGAATGCAAATCCTCACCCGAAGGTTGCAGAAGATGCTAAGGCAGCTAAGGCCGCTGAAACTGCGACGAAGAAGTTTAACGACGAACTCGACGCCCTGAATGCAAAGCTGAAGGAGCAGGACGAACTTCGTCAGCGCCTCGCAGCTCACGGCCTCGACTACGACAAGGTAGGCCCGGCCCAGAAGAAGGTAATTGAACTCGAAGAGCATCTGCAACGCCTGCAAAGCCAAAAGGTTGATGCCGCGACAACGCTGGCTATTTCGCGTCAAAATGAACTGATTGCAATCGCAAAGAAGACTTCTGCCATCGAAGTTGATAATGAACGTACCCTTGAAACTCTCAAGATTGAGAAGGCACGCCAAGATCAACAAAACTCAAAGCTTAAGTCTCTCGAAGACGAGGCGAAGGCCCTGGAGTATAAGGTGCAAACGTATGGCATGGCTAAGGGAGCTATCGAAGAACTCGAAGCTGCTGAAACTCGCCAGCAGATTGCAGCAATGCTCAATGCAGGTCCGCTGTCTCAGGCTGAGCAAAAGATTGTAGAAACTCTTCAGGCCCAGCTTGCTGTGCGTGAACGAATTGCTGCGGCGTCTGGAAAGCTTGGGTCACTCCAAGTCGAGGAAGAGTTCAACAAGCTCATGGACCCGAAGCGGGCAGAGAAGTTTGGTGATGCTCTCGCAAATGGAATGGGTAAGGGCCTCAAGGCTGTAGATGCCCTGGTTAACGCTTTCGACAAGTACGAAGCGCGAATGAGCACGGTTAAGAAGGCTTGGGAACTTGTCAACAAGGAAACTGACCCGGACAAGAAGGCCAAGATGATGAAGGAAGCTGCGGAGTTTGAAGCCGAAGCTCGAATCAAGTCGTATGGCGATATGGCCGGTGCGGCTAAGGGATACTTCGCTGAAGGCTCTCGCGGATACAAGGCGCTCGAAGCGGCGGAAAAGACTTTCCGTGCTTTTGAGATTGCCATGTCTATCAAGTCGTTCGTTGAAAAGTCTGGGCTTCTCGAAGCATTCACATCCCTGTTTGTGACTTCTAAGGCAACTGAGACTGCGGCTGAAGTTGCGTCTGTAGGCCCTCACGTCGCAGCAGAAGGCACGAAGCAGGGGGCTAACGCTATTACTGCGCTGACTAGCGCGTTGGCAGCACCGTTCCCTGCAAACATTCCTGCTTTCGCTATGGTTGCGGCAATGCTGGCAGCTATTGGTGTAGCAGTCGGCGGTGGTAGCGGTGGCTCGGTTGACCAAGGTAACGCCGGAACTGGCACTGTACTCGGCGGCTCTGGAGCCGCTAGCAAGAGTATTGAAAACTCGATTTCTGCTCTCGAAGAGGTTGACACGACAACTATGCGCTACTCCTCGCAGATGGCTGCAAGCCTGCGTTCTATTGACGCAAGCATGGGCGGTCTGGCGAACTTGGTGTCCCGTGGTGTGGGCGTAGACCCCGGCCAAGCCGGAATTGACGTAGGATTTGAGCGTAGCGGCCTTGGGAATGCGCTGGCGTCGGCCGGGCACTTCCTTGATAAGATTCAAGGGCTGGACAAGATTACTGGGGGCCTGTCAAGCTGGGCTGTAAACAAGGTAGCAAATCTGTTTGGCACCAAGACCTCTGTACAGGGGCAAGGGCTTTACGGAAGTGCTCAAAGCCTTGACAGCATTATGACTCGCGGGTATAATGCCCAAGTATACGCGGACATCGAGAAGAAGAAGAAGACCCTCGGGATCACAACTTCAACTAGCAACGAGACGATCTACGGCCAAGCTGGCGCAGAAACTTCTGACCAATTCACGAAGATTTTCCGTGGATTCCACGACGCTGTTTCGTCTGCTGGTCAAGCACTTGGAATGCCACTCGGGGACATCGAAAACCGCCTGCGCGGGTTCGTTGTTGACATCGGCAAGATCAAGCTTGATGGCCTTTCTGCTGAACAGATCAAGGAAAAGTTGAGCGCAGTGTTTAGTGCTGCTGGAGATAGAATTGCTAAGGCTGCTATCCCCGGCCTTGACGACTTCCAGAAGGTCGGTGAAGGTTATCTTGAGACTCTTGTACGGGTGGCATCGGGCGTAGAGACTGCGAAGTTTCAGCTTGAAAAGCTCGGCATCGCTGCTGTTGATTTTTCAACAATCATTAACAAGCAAGGCGACGTAGCTACAGAAATTGTTCGTCAGAGCATTCTGAAGCAAGAGTCTGAGCTGAAAGACTTCATGACAGTCCGAATCCTCGGACACGTCTTCAAGTTCCAAACGCAAGTGGCAAACGGTATCGGTGAAATAATCAACGACTTCTCTGGGTCTGTTGAAGATATGGTTGCACTGTACAAAGACCTCGTATCTGCACGCGACAAGCTAGACGCGGTTGGCCTTGGTACAGACCTAAATCGTGACCTTATCCGCGCTGCTGGTGGCCTGCAAGAGCTTATTGATGCGCTCGACGCCTATAGCGAAGGGTTCTTCAGTGAAGCTGAACGCAATGCCTCGAAGCTCTCTAAGCTCCGAATCGAGTTTGCAAAGCTTGGTGTTGAAATGCCGATCACGAAGGACGGGTTCCGTTCTCTGATTGACCAACTCAACGCTTCAGGTGCAGAAGGAGAAGCCCTTGCAATCAAGGTGCTGACACTCTCAGGCGCTTTTGCCGAGCTGGCCGATTCTGCGGACGCTGCTGTATCTGCTGCACGCGACAAGCTTCGTACAGCGTATGACAACGAAGCCGGGTCTATCACTAACCTTCGTGACAAGTTCTTGGACTTCTCGAAGTCTCTTGGAGATTTCAAGTCGTCGCTGATTACTGGGGATATGTCTCCGCTGTCTGGCACTGAAAAGTACCTGACAGAGCTGGAGCGATACGACGACGTTTCAAAGCGTGCTCAGGCTGGCGATGAAACTGCAATCTCGAACTTTGAAAGCGTAGCGACAGAGTTCCTGAAGATGTCTCGTGATATGTTTGCCTCTGGTGAACAGTACACAGCAGATTTCAACCGTGTTCTTGCAGAAACTGCGGCACTCGAATCTAGCACTGCTGGTCAGGCAACTGTCCAGCAGCAGAGCCTCGATGCCCTGAACAAGCAAGTAGACGGACTTATCACGATCAACGAAAGCGTTCTCACAGTTACTCAAGCAATTGAAGAGCTGCGAGCTGTTATGAGTATGGGTGTAGTGGCATCAACCATCAACGGCTCACACGCAAACGGTCTTTCATATGTCCCGTTTGACGGGTACGTTGCAGAGCTTCACCAAGGTGAAGCGGTGCTGACGGCCTCTGAAAACAAAGCATATCAGATGGACTACGCACAGTATGGTCTGAAGTCTGACGAAGCTCTTGTATCTGAAATCAAGGCCCTGCGCCAAGAAGTTCAGAACCTGCGCGAAGGACAACGTGAACAGACTGGTCAGCTTATTGCAGCTAACTACGACGCACAAGAGCGTAATGCTCAAGCTGTCGTGGAAGGTACGATGGATGCTGTTGGTGCAAACTCTTATGCTGAAAGGGCTAAGGTAACTCTCTCATGACGGGTCAAGAATTCGCAGCGTGGCTGGATAATCCCGCTGCAATTCGCTGTATCCTTGTGGAAGTAGATGTGAAGGTGGGAGGTAGTGTGGTGACACGTTACCTCTCTAATCGGGGGTATGTGACGGGAGCGTCAGACACCCCTGCCAACACGCTCTACAGTCCATTGGTAGTAGGCGGAATCAAATACACGCAATCCCTGGCTCTGGACGGCAATGTGTCGCTCAGCTTCGGGGATATTGAGCTAAACAATATCGACGGCTCTCTTGATAGTTGGCTTGACGATTATTGGAGCAACAGGCAGCTTGAAATTTTCGTAGGCGACGTATCGTGGCCTCGGGCAGACTTCAGGCAAATTTTCAACGGCATCACTACTGGAATTGATACTCGGTCGCGCACCAGAATCAATATCAAGATCAGTGATAAACTTCAGAGACTAAACACTCCAGTCTCAGAGACAAAGATTGGCGGGGCAACGTCTTTTGCTGACAATCTAATTCCTCTGTGTTTTGGCGAGTGCCACAACATTGGGCCTGTACTTGTTGACGCAGCACTGTATGAGTACCAAGTTCACAACGGACCCATCGAGAGCATTATCGAAGTTCGTGACAACGGTGTACCTGTAGCTATCACACCGTTTTTGACGACTGGCAAGTTCAGGCTGACAAAGCCGCCAGTAGGGACTGTCACATGCAGCGTACAGGGCGACAAGAACACGACTTACGTCAATGACGTGGTTGGCATCGTTCAGAGGCTTGTGACGGGTTTTGGTAGTGCAACTCAGCGGTTCACCACAGCCGACCTCGACACAACCAAACTAGCAACGTTTGCAGCAGCCCACACGCAACCCATCGGGTTGTACATGAAGGACCGGACAAACGTTCTTGAGGCTTGCAACAAGGTGGCATCTAGTGTCGGCGCTAGACTTGTGATGTCTCAGGCTGGGCTTATGTCAATCGTAAAGCTGACGCTTCCGCAAGGTAGTGCTGGAACTACGGTTACTGCGGCTGACATGGTTGAGCGGTCCATTGAAGTTTCACAATTGGTCCCTGTTGTTGCCAGTGTAAAACTCGGATACTGCAAGAACTGGACTGTTCAGAGTAATTTGGAAACTGGTATTCCTGCGGCGCATATTGCACTGTACGCAGAGGAATGGTTGACTGTTACGAGAACAGATACCGCAGCAGCGGCAAATTATAACCTGTACACCGACCCGACAATGGTTGAGACTTTGCTTCTCACAGCGTCGGACGCTACCACAGAAGCACTGCGACGTTTGAATATGTTCAACGTCCAGCGCAGGGTGTACAAATACACAGGGTATTACTCGCTTGTTCAAGAAGAACTCGGTAATAGCCAGACAATCAAGCACAGCCGCTTCGGGCTATCAAGCGGTAAAACAGGGCAGATTATCTCAATCACGAAAGATTGGATCAGCCCTAAAGTAGACTTTGAGGTACTAATCTAATGGCAACAGTAGTCAATGCGCGTGACGTTCAGCTCCCGCTCACAAGCCCTCGTCTGAATCTTGTCACGATGGCGGATAACATCCAAGTAAGTCAGTCTAACGTGACTGGCCTTGGACTTATCGTTGAAGGAACAAAGCAAATCTGGCTGTCTTCGACTTCGCAGATTTTCCAAATCCCTAAGTCGGGTAGCACTACGCCTGCGTCAATCACAGTGACCGCGAACGTGCGCAATTTGACTGCTACACCTACACTGACAATCGTTTCCGGTAGCGGTACGATGTCGGTTGTGCCTGCACTTACGGCTGGAGTATTCACGTTCACGCCAGCACAACTCACGTCTGATGCAGTTACCCTGCGCCTCACGCTGACTGAAAACAGTGTGACGTATACTGATGACTTGACAGTTGTAAAGGTCCGCGAAGGTATTGATTCACTGACTGGATACCTGACAAACGAAGCTCACACGCTCCCCGGCGACAACGCAGGGAACGTTACTAGCTACACTGGTGCGTCTGGAAACTTCAAGGTATTCCAAGGCACTACGGATGTAACCTCAGTTTGCACGTTCTCTCTTGTAGCTGGCGGAAACCCAGATACGCTGACCTACACACTTACAGCTTCTGGCGCTAGCGCGGGGGCTTATGCAGTTACGGCTGCATATCCTACTGCGAAGAATGTCACCACTTTGACGCTTCGTGCCACGTTTGGCACTACGACAATCGACAAGGTTTTCACTCTGTCGAAGGCAAATGCTGGCTCTAGTGGAACGAACGGAACTCGAACAGCGATTCTCGAAATGTATCAATGGGCTGTTGCAGCTCCTGCTACATTTCCGTCTGGAACGTCTACCTATACTTGGGCGACTGGTCAGTTCACTGCCCCTGCCACACTTAACGGATGGAGCTTGACGCCTCCTGCGGCTGTCAACGGTCAAACCCTCTACGTGGTGCGTCAGGTCTTTGCAGACTCTGGCACATCTACAACGTCCGCAGTTACGTGGACTGCTACCTCGTCTTCTCCGTCTGGCGCAGCCGGAACGAACGGAACCAATGGCCTCAACGGTCAGCGTGTTGGCGTGCTGGAAGTCTACCAGTGGGCCGCTGCTGCGCCTACTACCTACCCGTCTGGAACGTCTACCTACACATGGGCCACAGGCGCGTTTACAGCCCCTACAACGCCTAACGGCTGGAACCTTACCCCCGGTGCTGCCGTGGCAGGACAAACGCTCTGGGCTATCTCTGTGAAGGTTTCCGATGCTCTCACGACTACCACTAGCTCTGCTACGTGGAACAGCACGACTGTGTACGCCATCGGTGCTGCTGGAACGAACGGAACCAATGGTACAAACGGCACTAATGGGGTGAACGGTCAGCGTGGCTCGCAAACGTTTTACGTCGCGCTCTCTGGAGGCACTAACACTTACAGCGACACCTTGGCAACAACGACGGCCACGGCGAGTGGTGGACCGATCCTGAATGACGTAGTTGTCCAGTATAACAACTCTGTGAGCTTTTCACAGACGAAGTTTTGGAACGGAACGTCATGGTCGCTCGTCAATGCTGTTGTCGATGGAAACCTTCTTGTTTCAGGTACTGTCGGTACTGCTGCACTCGCAGCTAACGCCGTCACTGCTGGTAAGATTGGTGCAAACGAAATCACGACAGATAAGCTTAAGGTTACTGGGAAGGGCAGTGCCATGAACGATGACCCATCGTTCTCAGACCCAGCCGCTTGGACTATCACGACTGGAGCTGTAGCTTACAAGAGCAACACAACTGCAACTGGCGCCGCAGGTAATCTGTACATCGACTCGACTACCCTCGACTCGCGTGCGGAGAGCCGTAATATCCAGATCAATCCCGCGAAGACTTACAAGCTTACAGCAAATCTGTTTTCAGGTACTGGATCAGACCGGAATATGTACCTCTACGTTCGCATGTTCACTGCGACTGGTACAGAGGTTACTTCGACTGGTTGGGGCGGGATTTACGCTGGATACGTGTTTGGCGGGCTCGTGTCGCCTCAAAATCAATGGGTAGAGTGCGGCGGACAGTTCGGCGCTGGAATGCCATCGCGGCTTATTCCGTCCAACGTGGCTTATATCCGTGTTGGCATCTGGATGCAGTACAGCACAATCGGGTCTAACCTGATTCAGCAAGCTTGCCAGAACCTTCGACTCGTTGATGCGGTTGACGCTTCAGTTGTTGTTGACGGTTCCCTGACTGCAACTAAGATTGATACTCGCGGGCTCAGCATCAAGGATGCGGCTGGTAATGTGATTCTTGCAGCAGGTTCACCTCTGTCGATTGCGAACATCGTTGACCAACAGGGATACGGATTCTCTCAGGAGTCGCTTCGCCGAAACATGGTTGACCCTTCTCGGTGGGCCATCGGTGTCGATGGCTGGACTGGGTACGGGTCTGTCGGAGTTCAAACTCAGCTCATGATGGCTGGGTCTGATAATACGCAGCAGCGTGTCTGGCAAGTCACTAGCACTGTCGGCCAGTTCAACTGGCAAGGTGGCCCTATTTCACGCGACGTGACGGTTTCAGACAGTAAGACATACCGATACATCATCCCTGTGCGCAGGGTCGGGACAAACACAGATGGCGGAATCGTATACATCGGAGTGCAGCAAGGCGACTCGAACATTTGCGACCTTAACACATCAACGCTACAGTTGGACGGCTATTTTGCAGGTGTCTCCGTATCAAGCCTCGTTCAAGACCGTTGGTATATCGTGGTAGGGTATATCTACCCAGCCGGTTCTACGGGTATGACGAACTCTGATGCCGGAGTTTACGACTGCCTTACTGGTGCTAAGCTCACTGGCGGAACAAACTTCTGCTGGGCAGCTAACGCAAGTATCTTTGCAGTGCGGAACGGCCTGTACAAGTCTACTGCATTCACCCTGGCTGTTACTGCGCAATTTGGACAGCCGTCAATCCAGTGCATCGACGGAACAGAGTCTTCTCGTCAAGAGTTCTATGCAGCCTCTGCTGTGGAGAATACCTCTGTGACGATTGCGGCAGATGGAACACTGTCTGGCGCTGGAGGCGGTAAGGTAACTTCTGCCGGGCTCGGTATCCGTCAGTTTAGGGCTTTCTCACGAGGCTTGTCTTCGACAACACAGCCGACTGGTATTGCAGTCGGTCTGATGGACGTTGACAACAACTCTCAGATCAGCGCAACCGGGCGGTCGTACCGCCTTAACGTGCTTGCGCGGGCTGACGGCTCTTCTGTGCTAAACGAACAGTACGACGTGTACGGTGGAGCTACAACAGCTAACCCGTACATCGCAAACGGCCTGTTGTGGTCAGAAGACTTCACAAATGCTGTGTGGTTGTCTGACGCCCCGGTAATCACAAAGACTGTGACTGCTGGCGTAACTCTTGAAGACGGTTCGACTGGCTCAGTGATGAAGATCACTGAAAATGCTACTTCAAGTAACCAAAGTCTGTATCAGTCATATGTACTGTCTGCTGTTGGAACTCGTAATGCATACTACGACGTTAAAGCTGCTGAGCGGTCATTCGTTAGAATGACACTCGGAAGCGGAAGCGTTGTAAACGGTGTATCGGCTGTGTTCGATTTGTCGGCTGGCACTGTGTCAACAGCCGCTGTAGCAACTGGAACAGCAACAACACCGACAGCGACGATTACATCGCTTGGAAATGGCTGGTATCGCTGTAACGTTGGAGCGACGTTCAACACTGTTGAAACGCTGTACGCTGGCCTGTACATCCGCTCAACAAACAGCACAGCGTCATACGCAGGTACAGTTGGCAGTGGTGTGTATGTTCGTCGGGCTCAGCTAGGGTTTGGAACTGTCTATCGGAAGTATCGCGTCACATCTAGCGCCGTGCGCTACCTTGATGCAGCCGCGCTGGCAGAAGACCTGAACGCCACCGATGCCTCTCAACTTGTAGTTGTGACGACGTTCGATGAGCCAATGTCGAATCGCCTTACAGGTGGCCTCGATACTGCAATCTATAGATGCGGTGGCAGTCGCTCAATCTTCGGAAGTACAAACTTCAAGGGCCGTGCGTCTTACGTTCTTGTCGGCATCCCTGGGTGCGGCGAGGGCAACGGCTATGAGAGTTATGCTGGTGACGTGACTAACGATCCTAATGCGTGGAGTCTGGTGACATTCTCCCTGCAAAATGGCTTGTTGAACGTAAGCGGGACTGGAAGTAATCCTCGGGCACTGACTGACTACGGGTACACCGGAGATATGGAAGCTACGGCTGGTGTAACTCTGGCTAGAACCGGGGCGGTAACTGTGTCAGGAAGTTCAGTGACGAAAACCACTGGAACTCTTCTGTGGGATGCTGCTGTATATAGCGTTGAGCGATATGTTGGTGGTGCTTACGTAACGTTCAGTCCTGCGCAGACAAACTCTGCGTTCATGCTTGGACTTAATACTGACCCGACAAGTGATGCAAACTTTGCCTCTATCGACTACGCCTTTTGCATTCAGAATGATGGAAAGGTGTCCGTTTACGAGAGCGGAACTGCTGTAGCTGTCGGCCTGCCGACGTATGCTGTCGGAGACGTATTCACAGTGACATATGACGGTTCAAACGTTCGCTACTACCAGAACACGACGCTTCTGCGGACTGTAGCTGCAAGCGCAAACCTTGCACTCTACCTTGACTCTTCTTTCCACGGCTTGAACGCCACGGCAACCAAAATCAAATTTGGGCATCTGTCGTCAAACAACTGGGCCAGTGTCGGAGGAAGCGGAAAGCCGGCAGACAACGCCACGGTAGGTGCCCAGCTTGGCGTGAACATGAAGGATTCTGGCGGGACTGTCCTTGCTGATGGTGCTGTGCTGAACAGCGCACTTGACATTGGCGGGTCAAACCTGTGGAAGAATTCTGAAGCAACGACTTTTGGCTCGCTTATTAGTGGCACTGCGGCACTCTCGCTTGTGTCGCAAACGCTTCCAAACGGGCTCACTGGTAACGTGATTCAGGTTGTCACGACAACTGCCTCTGTTATCCGTGTAGCAAACGTAATTCGTGGAAACGACATCTACGCTGTTTCGATGTATCACAAAGTTGCGACTGGCACTGCCAATACAACTCTGGACATCTGTGACGTTGCTCCGAGTCCTAACACGCTTGCATCGACTACCTCATGGCAGTATTACAAGCTTGAAGGGCATACAGTATCGAACTACACTGCCGCGACATTCAACTTCATCGACATCAATATCCCGACTGGAATTACACTGCACATCTGGCACCCACAGTGCGAGTATGGCAACAAGGTCACAGACTGGAAGCCTGCTGTCGAAGACGTTTCTGCCAGCATCACAACTGCTGGAACTACAGCAACGTGGACTGGAGTATCTGGCACGGGCAAACCTGCTGACAACGCCAACAACACATCGGTCGATGCGTCTGGAAGTATCCAAGGTGTATCATCTGGGGCTGGGACTCAGGTCAGTAATGCTGTGCTTGCTTTTGCAGGTAATCTGTGCTACAATTCAGACTTCAGTCACGGATTGCAGGGATGGACTGTAAGTAACAACCCGTTTACTGCAACATACGACTACATCAACTCGTCCCACCTGGGTATGGCGGGTGTATCGTGGACTGTGAACGGTGGAGTTGGCGAAGGTACTACGACGCTGCAAGTATGGCAGAACAATACGACCGCGACTGGCTACTTTGAAATTCTGAGTGACCAGATTCCTGTCGTGATTGGAAAGCGGTATGTCGTAAGCGCATACTCTGGAGCCCACCGTTGCAACGTTGACGTGTTCGTATACACTTACAACTCGTCTGGGACTATGGTTGGTAGCTACGGAAACGACGCAGACTACAACGCTGCGTCTGCGGCAGGGGGACTTCTTCTGAGCGGGTATAAGCGCCATCAACAAGCCTTCACTGTCCCTGCCGGCGTGGCTTATGCCAGAGTGGCATTGCGGAAGTTTGGCACAATCTCCCCTAATACTGACTCTTGGATGTTTATTTCACGAGTTAAGCTTGAAGAGGTTGGATTGTCAGGTTCTACAGCGGGTCCGTGGAACCCACCAGGGTTCGGAGTAAGCTCTACCCGTCCAATCAACGCATCAAACGCAAGCACATACATCGCAAGTGCAGCTATCGGTGATGCTCAGATTGGAAGCTTGAATGCAGCAAAGATCACAGCCGGAACGATTACAACTGACAAGTTGGAAGTCAATGCGGTTAACATCCTTGCACGCGCTGCGGCTAGCTCTGGATTCGTCAACGATTGGCTTGCTAACGTGAATTACGAGTCAAAGACTTTGAACGGACCGTCTATTGCAGCAGTTGCTAACAGAAAGCTGGAGACAACTGGGCATATCTCAATTGCAATCGAGTTTCCTGCTGAGGCAACAAGTGTTGTATACGTTGGAGTTGTTGTCGATGCATACTTCTCGTACTCTGGTGCTCCTGCGGCTCCTGGCTTGTACCCGCCAGGACCAAATGCAAGAGAGTTTGGTATGAGCGATATCCGGCCAGTAATCGGGTTTTCTCCTGCATCTGGTGTAAACAACGTTAAAGGAGCATACCTTACTGTTCCATTTAAGGCATATGTGACACCTACAGCAGACGTAACAGCGATTCCGGTTGTCAGATACACGGTGTACTACCTGAGCAGCACGTTGACACCAGTCACAACTCCGGTGTTTTCTGCCACGTTCTCAAACACTGAGTCATACTCTCGTGCAGAGTTCTCTACATGGGTAACAAAGGTATAAGGAGAAAAAGTGAGAGCGACTATAGTTGATACTACTGGTCGCCCAGTCATGTCAGTTGACGACGAATTTATCTCGTCGTTCATCCTGGCAGACGGCGAATCAGTAGTCGATGGCGAACCCCCTGGAGGTATGCCTTCTAGATGTAGATGGGTTGACGGAGAGTGGGTGTGCCCACTTCCTCGTCCGTCTCCGACGCACGTCCTCGGGCCTGACGGCCTTACATGGATGGACACTGAAACATTGGACGACGTTAAGAAGTCCAAATGGGAAGAGATAAAGGCTGCACGGACTGCGGCCATTGATGCACCACTAGAGACGCCTTACGGCGTCTTCGACTCAGATTCAGAGTCACGGGGGAATATCAAGGATGCAGTCCTGATGGAGCAAACTCTGCTAAGCCTCGGAATGCCTGCTGATGTAGAGTTTACTTTGGCAGACAACACCAATGTCAGCCTGTCGGCTCCGGCTATGACACAGGTTGGCTTGATGCTCGGTGCTAAAGTCCAAGCAGCTCATGCAAGGGCTAGGGAGCTTCGTGCTATGATCGACGCCTGTTCGACAAAAGAAGAGGTGCTGTCAATCGTATGGTGAAGACCGCTATAACAGCCATGCTGCTGGCTACCGCAATGGCATCTGGTGCGGGGCCACTACAACCGGCCTCAGAAGCCTTAAACCCGCTTGTAGAGTACCGTCAGTGCGGAGAGCCAGTTAGGACACAGGCAGGAGAAATAAAACGCTCCAGCGCCGTTCTAGCGGCTTTTAAGCGGTATCACCCATGCCCGGCAACCGGACAGTCTTACGGGGCGTGTCCTGGGTGGGCAGTCGATCACGTAATATCGCTTGCCGCTGGCGGGTGCGACAGTGTTAGCAACATGGCGTGGATGCCGGTTCAAATTAAGTCGTGCTCTTCGCAGTATTGCAAGGACCGCTGGGAACGGAAATACTACGGATCGCCTCACGGCATCGTGACGTTCTCAAACTGATAATGGCAAATGGGAGGGACAGAAATGTCACCTCCCTACTTGCGTTTTTTTTGAATGGATGGTGTATAATGGCTAACTTGCGTATTGTGTACGACAATGCTGCAAACCGTGCAGCAACCCTCGTAGCATCGACTACGGCAGGAACTCTGGCAGCTAGCAACATGCTGACGGACATCAAATCAGAGGTATGGCGGAGCACTTCGACTTCTGCCACACTTACATTGACTTGGAATACAGCAGAGGTAGTCAGCGCAGTGGCATTGCCATTTTGCAGCTTGACCTCTGCTGCAACAATCCGCGTTAGGTGCTACACCAACACTGCGGATGCATCGCCAGTGACCGACTCTGGCACAATCATTGCAGCGCCAAGCTCTCTTGGCAGTTCGACGTGGGGTACGATGCCTCTCGGTGTCAACGCCTACTCATACGGTGGATCGGCCTACGCAGACGTTTGGCTTACTCCGGCAGCAGTCAAGAAGGTCGTCATCGACCTCGTAGATACTTCCAACGCTCTGGGGTATGTAGAGGCTGCAAAGATCGTCGTAGGCCAGTATTGGTCGCCGTCAGTAAACACTGGGTACGGTGCAAAAGTCGAAGTTGACGAGACTACTAGACACGAACGAAGCGATGCTGGCGATCTTCGCACAGACCGTGGTGCTTCGTACAAGACGCTCACGTTTGACCTTGGCCTTATGCCCGCGACTGACCGAAACCAGATGTGGAATATCATCCGTGGCAACGGTATGTATAAGCCTGTGTTTGTAAGTCTGTGCCCAGGGTCGAGCGATACGATGGAAGAGCAAATCTTCCAAATCTACGGGAAGATGACGCGAGCATCGGGACTTCAATACCAGTTCCTGAACCAGTTTGCGACATCGCTACAAATTGAGGAAATCTGATGCCGACATTCTATATCGGGCAGACAGACTACATCGAACAGCTCAACGCCTTGGCCGGGTCTTATGGGGGTGTAGCTAACTCCAGCACGTTCGGTATTGGAGACGCTACAGACTCCACGAAGGTTGCAGAGTTCGCAGTATCTGGCTTCCCTACTGCAACAACGTACACGTTTACGCTTCCAGCTATTACCGGGCAACTTGCAACGCTTGGAAACCTAACCCAGACGTTTACAGGCCCTACAACGTACTCGAATGCGACGTTCACAGTGACTGGTACGTCACTGACGTTTGGAAACTCTACGGCCGCTACAACGATCAACATCGGTACTGGAGCCACGCTGACGGCGACTACAAAGACTGTGAACATCGGAACTGGTGGCGTATCAGGGTCAACGACAACCATCAACATTGGAACCTCTGCTGGTGGAACATCGGTAATCACGTTCAATGCTGCACCAGTGTCCGCAGTAGGATACAAAGTAGGGACGACGCTTTCAAGCGACGTTAACACGCTTGACTACTACCAAGAGGGGACATTTACCCCGGTAATCGCAGGAACTACAACTGCTGGAGCCGGCACGTACACTCTTCAAACTGGCACGTACACGCGCATTGGAAACCGTGTGATGTTCTCTGCCAGGGTAACTTGGACAGCTCACACGGGCACCGGAAACTTCACGATTACGGGCCTTCCGTTTGCGTCGAGTGCATCCACTCCGACAAGTCCATTCAGCGTTATTGGCATCAGTGTAACATACACTGGCACACTGGTTGCGTACGCAAGCACTGGCACCAGCGTAATCACTCTCGCTCAGCAAACGTCAGCAGCGACACTAACATCCCTGACCATTCTAGCGTCTGGCGATCTTCTAATCAACGGCAGTTACATGGTATAAGCGATGGGCAATCTTGACCCAAAAACTGAATTCATTCATTCTGGTGTTCTGACGTATCTCGGTGTTCTTGGTATCTCTCTTTGGGGCGGGATTGTATCCTACTTTGAGAAGAAGGAAAAGTTCTCTTGGTACAACCTGATTGCTCATCTTAGCTCAGCATCGTTTGCAGGCATGATGACGTTCTTCGGATGCGAGTATGCAGGCGTATCAGGTCCACTGGTCGGCGTGCTTTGTGGAGTCGCAGCTCACATGGGAACTCCAGCACTTATTGCACTGGCTATGAAGCTGAAGATTGTCCGTAACGTAATTGACGACAAGGAAGAAAAGTGAATACAAGCCAGCTCACGCTGGCTCAGCTTCTCACAATCATGCCATACGCTAAGGCGCGTGGCGAGAAGTTTTTGCCAGCACTGAACGCTGCTATGGCAGAGTTCAAAATCGACTCAGAGGCCCGCCAAGCCGCTTTCTTGGCTCAGGTAGGGCACGAGTCAGGGCAGCTCCGTTACGTGGCTGAAATCGCCTCTGGAGCGGCCTACGAGGGACGCAAAGACCTTGGCAACACAGTCAAGGGCGATGGCATCAAGTACAAGGGCCGTGGCCTTATCCAAGTCACAGGCCGCACGAACTACGTCGCAGTGAGCAAGGCTCTTGGCATCGACTGTGTGAACAAGCCAGAGCTTCTTGAATCAACTGAGAATGCATGTCGCTCGGCTGCATGGTGGTGGGCATCGAAGGGGCTGAACGAACTGGCTGATGCTGGAAACTTCCTTGCTATTACGAAGAAAATCAATGGCTGGACAAACGGACTAAAAGACCGTGAAGAACTGTACGCCAGAGCTAAAATTGCGCTGGTAAGGCAGGCGCCTGTAGTGGCACAAGAACCTGTACAAACTCCAAAGTAAACTCAAATGAATCTGACCCAAGTAGTCGCAGTATCTGACCTCTTCCGTAAGGGCGAGGCGGTTGCAAACAAAGAAGCATGGAAGTCGGGCCAAGTCTCGGCAACCGTTGTCGGTGGTGTAGTTGTCGCGGCAGTTAACGTAGCCCAAGCCTATGGCTACCCTATCCCGGCTAACCTTGACGCTGACCTTATTACGACGGTCTGCGCAGGACTTGTAAGCGTAGTCAACGTCATACTGACGTGGGTAACGTCCGAAAGTGCAGGCATCCTGCCAGCAAAAGAACAAGCCAAGTAAAGCAAAAGCCCACCACGATTTCTCATGATGGGCTAAATGATTATGCTGTGGTAAGCATTTAGAGCTAACTCGAAAGGGGTTAGCTCTTTTTTTTTACTCGAAAGCTTCGTCTAGTTGAGCGAAAACTTGACCTTGTTGAGAAGCCTCCTTGGTGGCTTCCTTGAACCTAGCCTTGAAATACTTTGTCAAGGTCTTCTTGTCGATGTTCATCGCTTCTGCTTGCGCTTCGATGACTTCCTTGAATTGCTCTTTTGCGTCAGCTTCAGCCTGCAGCACTCCACTGGCTTCGGTGTAGTACGCACGCAGCAGTTCGGCGTTGACGTTGACGGTGCCTTCGGCGGTTTGGATTGCGATCAGTTCGGTCATGTATTTCTCCTTATAGGTGGTTGTTAGGGCTAGAATTAAATTTCTTCGACTGACTGACGACTGTTGTCAGACACCAACCACTCGCCAGCCTGGGTGTCAACTACAAAGTAGTCGTCGCATCCTGCAAATTTATTTGCGACTTCTTCGCTGTCGTACCTCGAATGCAACCGTCAAACAGGTCAGTGATATAGAAGCGGAAGGTCATTATTGATTCTCCTTATTCTCAGGGTACAGGTGCTCTGGCAGTCGGCCATTATAGCAACCAAAGCGCAGGAAGGCTGCGATTTCTAGAAACGCCCAGTATCCGCTGGGCATCGGGCCACGCTGGCTCAAGCCTTCTTGGCTCGCTTCTTTGCAGCGACCTTCTTCAGTCGCTCTGCCGACAGCTCCTTGTGGAGCTTGTCATGGGCGGCTTTGTAGCCGGACTTCGATTCGATGTCACGAAGTACATTGATTTCTCCTTTTCAGTTTCAACGGAATTGATTGTACTGGTTGTACAGCCCTACGTCAAGCGTCAGAACCAGCCAACGATTGCACCAGCAGCAGGGAAGAGCCCGATCAGTCGGACAATCGTCTCGATGTCGAACAGCGGAAGATGCACAAACAGCTTACAAACGTTCATGATCCATCCGATGATAGCCAGAATCCAAATGACTACGAAAGCCAGGATTCCAAACGCGCCTAGGGAAGTGAGAAAAGCTGCAATCGACTTGAGCATGGTTCTCCTTTCAGATGAATCGGGCAACGTCAACCATGCGTTGACCGATGTATTCGCCACCGCAATACGCAGAGTATACCTGCGGAACGCTGCGATGTCCTGCTTCTCGGACAAATTTCATTGCGTCTGCGTCTTGATCGACGCGGACCTCAGTGTACTCAGTGCCGTGAATCTTCAGACCGGCTTTCAGTTTGTCGCACTGAGGGCAGGCGCTTTTGCTGTAGACAAAAATCATTGTATCAGTTCCTTTCTCAGAAGTCTAGTTCTTCTTCGCCGAGGTCGTTCTTGACGACGTTAAGCGCGTAGTTGTTTCCGTCTGCCTCTTGCATAGCGTTTTGGGTCTTGTCAATGTCGATCCAGTTCTGCATCCACGGAAGCGGGTTGACAGTGATGCGATCCCAGTCCAAATCATAGCCCAAGGCGTCGAACACAGGCTGAGCATTGTAGCGTACCCAGTCTTTCAGCAGCGCAGGATTCAGTCCAACGATAGCTCGGCCTTCGCTGAACAGGTATTCTGACCACTGAAGCTCTTGGTCAACAACCTCTTGTAGCATCATGTGGATCAGTTTACCACACTCTTTTCGAGCGATCAAGCCACGTTCTGTAGAAAGTTCGACCTTCAGCACTTCAGCATCAAGTGCTGCATGCACTGCAATTTCGTCAAGCATGATCTTCTGTACAGCTTTGCCAATGCTCTGGAAGTAGCCTTGCTCGACAATAGCAAACGTTGCAGCAAATGACGCCATGAACTGAATTCGCTCAAGGCAGCACAAAGCGACAACGGCCATGAACGCCGTATTGTACTGCGTCTGCTCTCCGACAGCAAACTGATTGACGCCATTTTCTTTCAGCGTGCGCAGCGCGCCCATAACAGCAAGGCCATCGAACACCTTGTTGACCGTGGAAGATCGGGCGATGGTCTTTTCGTTCTCCATTACCATCTTGAAAACTTCACTCGGATCGGCAACGCACTGCCGAACGATTTCACTGTACGTCAGAGCATGAACGACTTCCATGTTGGTATTTTCCAACAGTGCGGCCCACAGCTCAGAGTTGGTAACGAACGGAGCAAGCAGCGGCGCAATTGAGCGGGAAGCAACACTGTCAGCTTCCCACTGGTACGCCAGATTCATCAGCATGACTTTGTACACCGACTCTGGGCAGTTCAGAAGGTCTAGGCGAGATTGGTCGTGGTTGAACTCATCTTCGACCCATCGCTGGCTTACCTGTCGCTTGTAGATGTTTTGAATTGCCGGGTAGCGAACATTGACGCTATCGTGCATGGCAGGGCTTTGCCCCATGAAGAGCGAACCCTCTCCGCTCTTCCATTCAGTGTTTTGTGCGTTGAATACAGTCATCAGCAGACAGTGATTTCGAGGTTGATAGGGATGAGTTTGGTACTGCTTACGGCGTCTTCAAACAGTATGACATTTCCACATATTCCGAATCCTACGATACCAGCGCTTAGGTACTTGTTGATGATGTAGATTTCACCATCATCGTCCATGTAAGAATCATCATCTTTAAGGTCGTCAATTTCGCAGGTCTTGCCACTGGTGGGTTCGTTTCGGATTATTTTAACGGGCATTGTTTCTCCTTTAGTGAGCGGGGCTTTCGCCCCGCAGTGTATCACAGTGAACAGCTATCGCAGACAGGTTCCGGCTCTTCGATCATAAGATCGACGCCAGTAGAAGAGTTGATATAGTACCGACTCTTCATTCCCAGTTTAACACGTCTCAGCCACTCTTGCAAGAGCGTCTTCGCAGACAGCTCGCGCTTACCTTCCTTGTCGTACTTGATGTACAGGTCGGCAGAGATTGCCTGACCAGTGAAGCACTGGACAATGGCATACACGTCGATCATGTCGTTCGTAGGAATCTCCCACGCAAGCTCATAGCTCGACGCCAGTGTATCGAGTTCTGGAGCAATGAACAAGTTCTTGTTTGTTCCAGAGGTCTTGACTACCTTGTAGGCTCGGATAGGGTACAAGCCATTCGTATGTCCGCCAGCAACGCTGCTAGACTCACATGGCATGTGCGCCTCATGCACTGAGAAGCGAAGACCGCCAAGAGCCTTCATTTCAGCGCGAAGCGATTCCCAGTCGCACAGCAGAGGCTGTCCAGTCAATCGCTGGACTTCCTTGTTTGCTGTGTCGATAGGTAGCCACCCGTCAGCGTATTTTGTCCGGTCTGCCCACTCACACACGCCTCGTTCTTTGGCAAGCCGCAGTGAAGCTTTGTGAAGGCAGTAGCTGTGACGCTCTGCCAGCCGGAAGATGTACCGCTTGCCTTCGATAGTGCTGTACTTCAGACCTTCCTTAGCCATAGCAAAGGCGAGGTTTGTGATTCCGACACCAATGCTACGTCGGGCCTGCGCAGTAACCTTGAGCTGTGGGAACGGGTACTCCATGATGTCGATGACGTTATCAATCATCAACGAAGCGTAGTAGGCCACTTCTTCATACTCTTCGTCGCTGACGAGTCCAGCAGCAATAGCTGCAAGCGAGCACAGGCCGATTTCACCCATATCCTCAAGGACTTGAAACACAGCCGTCACCGGGCGGTACAGGTCGTACACCGAGTTGTACCCTAGTGTCGGAAGCCCAATTTCTTGGCACAAGTTAGATGAATAGATCGTATCCTTGAACGGGGTGTGACGATTCAGCTCGCTTGTGTTGTGTTCGTACAGTCTCCCAGTTTCAACAGCTTCTGTCAAGAACATGAGAGCTATTTCTCTGGCACTCACTACCTGCTTTGCAACGCTGTCATCGGCCTCAACTTCCGCATACAGCTTAACAAACTTGTCAGAATCACCACTGTACATCGCTTCGTACAGTTCTGGAGCATCGCCGTAACTGACAAGCATCCAAGAAGAATTCGCAGCAACCCTGCGGGCGAACTCTTCATTATACCCGACAGAGTAGTCGATGTCTTTGATGCGCTTGTCGGAAATGGTCTGGACATTCTTCAGCTTCAGAAGATCAAAAATCTCAGGGTCCATCACGTTGAAGTGCATCGTGTTGGCACCACCACGGGAAGCCTGCAAATTGGCCGATACAGCCGCTTGCTGGACCTTGTAGTAGGGTAGCTTACCCATGTGCTGAATAGCGCCTTGGCGGACCTTATCACCCTTGCTACGGGTCTTGATATGCCCACCAATACCTGCCGATGCACAAGTCATCATGTAGGCGATGTGGTCAGCAGCAGCCAGACTAGCAGCAGAATCCTCAGTTGTGAAGACGCAACACGACGCATATTGCTTCTTTTCAGTACCGAGGTTGAGGCTGAATGGTGTAGGAGGGTTGATCTTCTTCTGAGACAGGAACGTGTACAGCTTTTTCACATCCTGCATCCGTCGATCTTTCGGCATCTTCTCCATATTGCCAAGGGCCATCCGCATGTAGACAAACTGCGGAGTTTCATAGACCTTCTTGTCAACGCGGTCGGAGATAGCGTACTTGTCGATGATCTGCTTGGTTTCAGTCAGCGTAGCCTGCATGTCAAGTTCATGATTGATGAACTCGTTGCAGTAGTCCAACTCTTCCTCAGAGTAGTCCATCTTCGCCCACAGCCCTAGGCCGGTCATCCTTTCGTACATATCCTGCACGCTTGGGATTTCACGCCAATCTCCGAATGCTTGCTTGTAGACAGCACCGATGTACAGTCGTCCAGCCATTTTCAGGTGGGCGGCTGTCTCTCGGTCAACGCAGGCTGCAATCAGCGCCTTGTGGAGATCGTCAGTGGTACAACCGTCAAAGCATTTGCGTGTAGCTTCAAGGGCTACACCGCTCCAGTCAACACCGATACCAGCGGCCCATTCTCCCCACTTGTTCAGCTTGTCTGCATCAAACCAAACTACACTTCCATCTCGTTTACGAATTGCTCGAATCATCTGTTCCTTTCATTACATTTCATGCCATGACAGAAGGCGCTGGCGCTTGATTTCGACACGCGCCTTGATGTCCTCGATGTCTAGATCGAAGTGTTCAATTGCAAGCTACGTAGTAGCGTACACGTCTGCAACCTCTTCCATGAACCACTCACGGTTAGGCTTCTTTGTCACAGGCTCTCGTCCGTCAATGCCTTGAATAATACACCGAGCCGTAGCAGAGCCGAGTTCATTCAGCTCTTCCAGTTGCTTGCCGAGAATCTTCAACGTCAGGCGGTCGCGCTCAGGTTACCACGGGGTCATTTGTTATTGATTCAGAGTCATTGTTGTCCTTCAAGCTGTTCTGCGTACTCTTCAGGCGTCTTCAACGCGCCTGCATCGTTGTACGGTGTTCCTCGGATACGGTCACGAATCTTCTCAAGCGTGAGAATTTCAAGCGTAACTTCCTTGTAGTCTGGCTCAATCAACTCCGTAGTTAAGTTTGAGTCTTCTTCATCGCCTACATCACTTCTAAGGTCAACGGAGTTTCCAAGTAGCTTCGCAATCTCCTTGGTCAGCGACATATCGTAATACGAAGCCGCAATAAGCCTTTCAGTAGCGGTGCATAGGGGGCTCGTAAGAAATCCTCGGTCACGACGGATTTCTCCTACGGCACGAAACCCTACGCCAACGTTTCCTTGCAAGTCTCGGTGCTTAGCCGGGACGTACAAAATTGCGCGAGTCACGTTGAACCCGAGTTGGCGGAGGTAAGAATTTACAAGGGCGTCATTCGAGATTTGAAGAAGCTCGATTTCATTGAACTTCGACAGAGCAGGGATCAGTTGTAGATCACGGAAAGAGAATATACGACTCATGCCACCTCCTTGTCTACAGTGACTTGGATAATCTGTGCGTTGATGTCGTCAATAATGCCTTGCTCACACACAGGGTTGCTGCAAAGCTGGATTGACGGGTTTCCTGCAAAATAAGTTGTCGCGTCAGCTCCGCACACAATGCATTTTTGTTCCATATCTGTCCTTTCAGAAAGGGTTTTGAAGCTCTTGAGCTTTCAGCCACTTGAGCATTACGGGAATTTGCTTGTACTCGTACATAGTGTTGTACGAAAACTCGCCACTATCTTTGTCAGCGTACAGGATTAAGTCTTCTTCAAAGAAGTAGCCGTAGGGTGAACCATCAATCTTTGCAGCCTCAAGGATTGAAGTAAATGCTGCAACCCTTACAAAAACTACCATGCCATTGCTCAACAGAACAAGGTGTACAGGAAGGCCACGGATGGGGATTTGAATTTGTTGTAGCATGTATTCTCCTTAAAGTGGCATTACTTCCAGAACTGGAATGCCGTCGATGATGAGGCCCGTCCCGACAATAGGGCGCTTGAGGTTTGCGTTATTGTACGCGAAAGCCAGGGACTTGTCATCAATGAGGCAACCAGCGTTCATGGCCCAGTACAGGCCGAGAGGGTTGGCCCAGTATTTGATGCCGAAGCTTTCGTGGTAGTGTCCGCAAACATGGGACATTCCCATTGCCTGACTGACCTTGATTGCGTCTGTTGACTTGCCGTGATGCACGTAGACTTTCTGACCATCGGGCAGCGTCAGCGTCATGTCAATGTGCCACTTCCAGCCCTCTCCTACGCCAAGCACCTCATTGTACGGTCGAATGTACCGACGCGGGATACCGTGGTGTTTTGCTTTCCGGTAGACCATTGAACCATGATTGCTATCAATCAGGTCCATCACAGGAAAGAGCTTTTCGACTTCAGCGATAATAGGTAGAGCTTTTTCAAGCTCAGGGCCTGCACTGTCAAGGTCAGGATCGCTGCCGTGGAAAGACATTGCGTGCTTGTCAAGCTCATCGCCAAGGCAAATAACTCGTGTAGGTTCATAGCGTTTCTTCAGTCCTTCTAGGAATGGTAGCACACCCTCGTGTTGGTAAGGAATGTGCATGTCGCTGATGAACAGGATTCGAGAGTTGTCGTGCGTAGGTGGCTCTTCTACTTCTGCCGGCTCTGTAGCTATTCCGGAGTTTTTACGAAGAAAGTCTGACACGGTACTCTTCGGCACTTGCAGCGCAGCGGCAATTTGCCGCCAAGACAGGACATTTGTGTCGGCCAGTGTAGCAGCTTTTTGCTGCCAATCGTTACTCATAAGACTCCTTTCAGTGAGCGAGTTCAAGAACACTCGCAGGGAACAGATACCCGTCAGGATCGAAAGCGATACCTTCAGGCTCGATTGATTCAATCACAAATGTCTTGCCAACAGCCTTGTCAATGTCTTTCATCCAAGCGTTGTCCCAGGGCTTGCCTTCTCCCATCCCGTTTGGGTCGAGGGTCGTGCCGACGGCGTGACGCGAACGATGTCGCCAACTTTGAAAGTCATTGAAGCTCCTTTGTGAAAATTTCCGTCAACGCCGCTTTGCGTTTTTCTGAGTTGGTGAGTTGGCCGGCATTATAGCCGTTTTTCTTACAGAAGTCAACAACAAAATCTTTGCTGTTCTTCATCATGGCGATCACTCGCTTCTGGATTGCGGCCTCTTCAAATGAGGCGCCAGTCTTTTCTGAGTGAGACTTTACTTTGTGACACGGCTTACAAGCCAGCACCCAGTTGTCATTACAGTATAGCAGATTTTCCATGAAGTGCCCAGCAGTTTCCCACGAGTTGCACGAACCCGCCTGCTCTACGTGGTCAACTTCGAGAGCAGACCCGGTGAACATGCACCCACAGTAGTGGCACTTCCCAAAGCTCTTGCCACGCCCAGTGTAACCCGGAGGTCGCTCAGGTGTCAACTGCTTTTTCTTCCATTCCAGCTTTGCAGGGTATCTTGACCAAATCATCCGCAGACCGCCGCGCAGGTACGAAAAGAACGCGGCCTTTGTCTTCCAAATGTTTGGAAAGACCTCCCAAGGTTGTTGAAATGTCTTGCTCATCAGTCTTCAAACTCCACGCCAAGCTTTTTCATCGTAGCAACAACGTCTACCTTGTCTTCCTTGTGGCGCAGCATGTGCGCCAGCGTGAAGTTCTCTTGTAGCATCGTTAGCCACGTAATGTCGAGCGTATCGCCTCTCCAGCCCGTAATTGCCTTAGGTTGAGGGTAGAGGGTCTTGTAGCCCTTTACAAGCGCCTCGATGGCTTCCTTGTCGTTCTTGCAGTCCTTCAAGAGCGCATACGCAGACTTCTCTGCCCACTTCATGTCGCACGCGGAGTTGGCGAAGTAGTTGTCAGCGTCGTCCCCGTTCAAAACCTGTTGATACAGCCACATGCGGCCACGGCCCTTCACTACCCCCTTCTCGTTCAAATACAACGAACCGAAGCCGTCGTAAGAGTCGATGTCTCCACCTTGTTCGATGTGATACAGGTGGGCAGCGCATTGCAGGTAATCCTTATCGACGTAGCCGAGAACAAGTTTATCCTTGCCGCTCTTAGTCTTCTTCCACTTCTGCCAAGAATTATAGCTGTCAATTGAGCATGCATCGTCAGCTTCAATATACTCGATTATCTTGCATGCGTGGTGCTTGACTAGATACTCTTTCAGGGCATCAAGATGCACAGGACGAAGGGTGCCGTCTCGATTGCCTTTGTACTTGATGACAGTCGATACGTCTTCCCGGAAGACCTTGCCACGGCCAGAATAGCCGTAGTATGTATCCGCACCTACAGCTTCTTTAATGCCAGTGATGATTTGCTTCATCGTGTGAAGGCAGTTGTGAAGCGGCTCAGGCGTCTGTACGTCGATGATGTCGAATTCGTCGGCGCTGCGGCGGTTTCCTTCGCTCTTGGCAGCGTTGTACTCGGCTAGCCACCCGCCAGCTTTCTTCTTCCAGTGTCCCCAGAATGCTGTCCGCGTAGCGAACTCGTATTCGTCGCCAGAGGTTCGATGAACGGCCTTGATTGTTCGCTCTTCGCCTACGCTCCCAGCTCGGTACAGAATCGGGTCATAGTCAAAACACAGAGTCGTCATTAGCTCACCTTTTCAGTCGTCAATTTCAACAGTGTAGTCAAGCAAAGCTTGGTACACACGCGGGTCGATTTGGGATTTGTACTCTTCAGCTACACGCTTGCACTCAGCTTCTTTTGCTTTCTTGTAGGCAATGAAAGCTGCTTCTGGTGTAGAGAAGCGGTCAAGGCTGTGCGTCTTTCCTTTAATACTAATGGATGCCTTAAACTTCTCTCTTTCTTTGTCCCAGCTCACTCCAATAGTCAATTCTCCCCTAGCCGCGTTACTCTTTGTCAAGAGTGAGTTAACTGCTGCTGGAACAAACACACAAAGCTCATGGCAGTAAACCTTGTTTCCTTTTCAGCAGTATGTCTTTGTCTAAGTCGCCTTCTCCGTAACCAATCTGAGTTCTAGCAAATTCAACAAAGGCGTGGCAGGATTTGAAAGTTGTTGTACAGCCAATGTATGTCGGGTTGTTTTTCTGATATCGGCCGCCTACTCTACAACGCTTTGTCATTTCGTGGTAATACCCGCCACCGACAGTAAACACCTTCTTACCATCCACTGTAGGCTGATAAGCCCACTCGCCATTCTCATTCTTGAAATCTTCAACAACCAATCTCTTCTCCTTTCAAAAAGAAAGCCCGCTACCCGTGAAGGTAGCGGGCAGCAGCTTTACGCTGGCGTCGAATCGTAATTCTTATCGAAGAACGCTCGGGCAACGTACCACTGGTCGGCGTGATTCACAGGATTCCTGAAAACCATTCTAGCCTGAAGTGAATCGAATGCAATTGCGTATTCTGTCGTGACGCTGATACCTGCGTTTCGCAGCTCTTGCAAACCTTCACCGTCAGTAAGGCTGCGGGCTTCGGCAAAGCCCTTGCTGGCATACTGCTTGAACTCCATATCAGAACGGCACATCGTCGTCAGCGTCGTCTTGAGGCACCGGCTTCGGCTTTGCAGCCGTCTTCTTCGCAGGAGCCTTTGCAGCAGGCTTCTGGGCCGGCGCTTCGTCTTCGCCTTCATCTCCGCCTTGAGCATTTTCAGCTTCAAAAGCTTCGATGGCCTTCTTCATCGCCGAGCCAGCGTAGTTGTTCGCCAGCTTGATTTGCTTGATAAGGCTTGCACGAATCCACTTGATGTCTTCCTTGCGAGCGTTGTCAAACGTGATGCACAGAGCCGGGTTGTTAAGCTCAGCCACTGGCAGCGGGTTGCCGTCATCATCTTCAGGCACTTCAGCAGCACCCTTGAAGTTGACGTTCTTGTAGACCAGAACGTTTCCTTCCTTGTCCTTCTTGCCGTTCTTGTCTTCAGTTTCCTTGACTTCGACTTGAGCCATGAAAGGCAGGCCCATCAGCTCTTCAGCGTCCATCGACTCGATGACATCCGGGCGACCGACAGCCTTCGCAATCTTGGTCAGGAGGTTTGCAGGGTGTAAGCCCCACGGCTTGCCTTGAATCAGGTTGCCCTTGGCATCCTTCGGCGGTGTAGCGACAAAGTTGATACCTTGCACATTGCCTTGGAAGCTCTTGTTCAGAAGCAGGCGGTAGTGTTGCTTGCCAATCGAGCCACCGTAGTCCACGGTGTCCGCAACTAGGTCGGCAAACACAGCAACCTGTTGGCAGGGCTTCTGTTCTTTCATTTCCTTGGTGTTCTGGTCTTCAAATGGCTCGCGGTTCTGGACGCCCATATCAACGATCAGCGAGACTCGGGCCTTACGACTACCAGCACGCGGAGTCGGGAAGTTGCTCGGCTCGAAGTTGCCGCCAGAGGTACGCGAAGCATTTGCAGGTTTGAAAGCCATTGTGTTTCCTTTCTAAAGGTAGGTTAGTTGAGCGTTTTTGCTCTAGTTATTCGCCTTGCGGCAAATTAGTTGCCCAGCAGGGCATTGATCTTGTCGGCAGCGGCGTTTGCGCGGGAGATTTGATCTTCGGCGGCGCGCTGACTAGCTTGAGCATCCAGGATGACTTGTCGTTGCTTCGTCACTTCAGCTTCGTTTGCTGCTGCAACTTCTTGTAGGTCAGACAGAACCTTGTTGAAGGCGGACAGGACAGAGTCAACGGTCTTGGTGGGGAAGAGGGTGTTCAGCATTAGTTTCTCCTTTGATTGTTCTCAAGCTTGAGAATTTTGGTATTCGGCGATGCAGATGGTGAATTTCAGACTTGCTCAGAATGAAACCAGCTTGCATTGAAGCCAGGGCACAGAACTTGTTAAGTTCGCCAACAACTGTTTCGTTGTTGAGAGGTTTGTCGTTTGCGACAAGGTAGTCGATTACAAACGCTACAACGGTCTGCCCAAGAGCATTGAACACTTCAGAGATTGTGTTCTCGTCGGTCACTTGATGTGCCATTCGCAGCGACAGTTCAGTCACTCGCTGTGCTGCGATGTTTGAGTCCGCCATTGTATTACGCTTTGCCTTTCTTGTCAAGTGCCGCAGCCGGCACATAAACAGTGTTTTTCGTCTCGAAAATTCCAGTCGTTTCGTCGTAAGACTGCACGGCTGACGTTGTTGCGAGTTTGGTGTTTGTCACGCGCCCGTCGTGCCCAGGATGGTCCACAGGAACGACTAATACTGAGTGGCCGATTGGATCAGAGAACCCAAAGAAGTACATGCTCTCGTACTGGACGATTGGTTTTTCATGCTACCTCTAAGAAGCTATCGCACACCGAGTCGAACAGGTCTTTGAGGGTGCCGTTGTTATGGATGATGACATCGCCGTCATGGAAAGCGATACCAGCCTCACTGGCGTGTGCGCTGACGGTAGGAATGCTGTCTCGGACGATGTGCCATACTCGGCCACCCATTGAGCGAATCATTTTAGCTTCGTTCTCAAACCGCACATCTGTGACGACTGCATGGTTGGAGTCTTCAGTGATTTGTTCGATCTTTCGGGCTGCTAGGATTCGCCAGATATCGTTGTTGACGATGTTGCGGCCCCACTCTGTTCCGAGCGTCTGCATCAGTTGGCGCGGAGACTTTCCAATCCACGGCACGACAACTTCTTTCAAACTGCCATTGAAGTGCTCTTCATTGAAGTCGAATAGCACGCGCATAGCGTCTCGAATTGGGTCGGCGAACGCAACTGTTTTTGCGTTGAATGCAGTCTTCAGCATTCCAGCGGCTGTATCTTTCCCGCTGCGAGCCTTGCCAGACAAGCCGATGATCTTCGGCTTAGGTGGGTCGAAAAATGAGGTCTTGTAAAGTTCTCCAAAACCGAGTTGCGGCATAACCGACGGGGATTCAACAATCATTGCTCTCATTTCTCCATTAACTTGCTATGCAACCATGTTGCAAGCATTGATCCAAGTCCCGCTCCGAAACCAATGACAAGGGCGATAACGCCCAGCCATTTTAGCCACCGTAGCAACTACGTAAACTTCACACAGCGCCATCGCCATACTTGTCGGCAGAATCCACCAGTATTTCTTGTGGACTACATTAAACTGTTGCCACGACTTGAGCGCGAAAAACAGGAATGACGAAGTGAAAGCAAGTGCGGAGTTTACCATAGTTTCCTTAGTTGGTTGCGTCTTCTTCAAGCACGATGTCTTGAACTCGTGCTCGAATGACTTCAAACGTTTCGTCGATCAGCAGAGCACCATCTTCAAAGGCAGTGCGAAGCTCGCCAGCGGCCTCTTGCTCTTCCGATTGGCGGTCGAACATAACGTACTCGCCGTCGATCAGTTCAACTCGCATCAGACCGCGAGCAGACTTCTTGGTGCCATCATCCGTTGCAGGGTCTTTGAAAAGCTCCTTGAGCTGTCCGTCAACCACTGCTGCTGTGGCTTTTACTGCCATGCCGAGTGTATCACGACTCGCCATCTGGTATGTGTAAGACCCCACACCGAATACGACATTGTTGCTTGCGAAGCCACGTTGTTGCAGTCGTCGGAAGATGTCATCAGCGCGTTCCAAGGTGATGCTGTCGCCGTAGATCAAGCCAATGCACGGAGCGAGTTCGCGGTAGCCAAACTTGTTGACCGTTCCGCCAAACGTCTCCCACAGAAGCTCAATACTACCCTTGACTTCGTTCTCTGTCAACTCTTTTCCGGTCAGCCGGCACGTGTAAACAGTCTTGTATTTTACCTCTCCGATAGCGTACTCCCCTGGAAACTTGATGTTTTCGACGTAATACTCATCAGGGCGGTAGCCCGCAATAACGTGGGCAGGGTCGCCACTGTCAGGCCGCACAACAACCTTTGCGAGTCCGAGTTCGTTTGGCTTTCGAGCTTCGATGTCATCCTTCATCGCCGGCAGGAACTCGGTAAGAACTCGCCAGTAGTCATAGGTGTCTGAAACGACAGAGACGATGCCAGTCGGGTACGCTTCAGTGACCCAGCTCTTGATTGTGTCAAATTCACCAAGCACGCTGCTGCCCAGCGACGTAACGCTGTGTTCGCTTGCAGGCACAGACGCAGCAATGAAATACTTGCTTGCATCGACGTTGTAGTAATCTTCAACGAGGTCGATTGCTGCAACCGTGTCAGTACCGCTGAACGACATCAGGTGGCCCAGACCCGTCAGCGCGCCGCCATTGCGGCCGATAACGCCACGGGCAGAGAAGTCGTGACACTGGAACATGACGTGGTTGCGATTGCCAACAGTTTGGTCTGCAAAGCTGTTGCACAGCGTCAGGAACTGGTACGCAGTCGTTGCAGCCGTCGTGGTTGCCCACAGCTCAGTCGAAAGCACTGTCTCGATATACGTGACCAACCATGCAAAGTCTTCATCAGTGTTGACGATGGTCAGCAGCGGCACCTTGAACGGGACTTTCGAGCCTTCAGGCAGGGCCTTGATCTTCAGCGGCAGGTAGCCCAGGTCGTGCAGGGCCTCGAAGTGAGCCATGCTTACTGCGCCGACTCCTAGCGAGGTTTCAACACGGCGCTTGAACTTGGCGATGACTTCAGCCTTCGGTTTGTTGAAGAATTCGCGGTTCCATTCTTCGATCAAGAATTCCTTGATGAAGTGTTGCAGGCCGGCAAAGACAACGCGCTTCTTGTCGTCGGCCCACTTGGCGTACTTACCGCTGCGGGCAGTGAAGTTGGCGTAAATCTTTGTCGCGCCATCGACCATGAACTTCTTGTGCGACAGCTTGTAGAAATCGGCTTGGGTCAGGGGGAAGCTCTTCAAATCAAATCTCCTTTACGTGCGGCTTCGCCGCGTTGCTCATCAGGTTCGAGACGTAGATTGTATCGTAAAACTGTGTTAGAACTTCAGCACCTTTCGTGAAAAATCCGTGTGTAACGTATAGTGCCATCGTCTTTGGCTTGTGCTTCTTCAGCACTTTTGCAAGCTCAATAAACGTCACACCGCCATCGCACAGGTCATCGACAACACATACTGTCTTTCCAGTGATTTCTTCGCCACCATACACAGTAGTGTCAACGATCTTCCCAGTATAGTCTCGCTTCTTGTCTGCGACAAGCACTTTCGATTCAGGCCGGTTTGAAGTCAGCTTGAAAATCTTCTTACTTGCACCAGCGTCAGGTGCAACAAAGATATCGAAACTTGGCAGGCTCCACGCACACTCAGCCTGTTCTGTCACAACAAGGTTGTTGACGACTGCTTCAAGAACGTAGCTGTGGGCGTCCATTGTGTAGACGCTTGAGAAGTTCAAGCTGTTGATGTAGGCTGCAACCATCTTAAGGGCATAGCCCTCTCCTTGGTTGCAACGGTGGTCTTGGCGCGAGTATGGAAAGTACGGAATGTTCAGCGCGATGTGTTGCACGTCGTTGTGTCGAAGCGCATCAACCAGTTGCCCAAGGGCTAGAAGGTCGTCATTTCCTTCCCACAGGAGTGTAATCTCAACTTCCCCGTGCGTAAAGCCAGTTTCGATCTTGACACCTACTTCTCCGCACGGGAACTTCCACACTTTAACAGGGGTTTCCAACCCCGTCACACTCTTTGCAGAAAGCATGAGTTACACCTCGTAGAAGCTGACACCTTCACTGTGGTACCCGTTGCTGCTGCCGTGCCAGCGGATATCGACGTAGCCGTGGCGGGTTGCCAACTTGTAGAACGTCCACGTACCGTACTCGATACTCGGAGCATCCTGCGACTCCTCTTAAGCCACAAGAATTGGCGAGTCGATCAGGCCAGCAAGATCGCCGACAATAGACTCAATGCAGACGTGCTCGCAGCAGTCTTGATCGTGGTACATTTCGTAGGTCTTACCATCTTCAGCGTAGAAGACGATCTTGTCATCGCCTTGAACTTCGATTTCCTTGATGACCTTACCACTAAGGTCGCTGAAGTCACGGCTCTTGTCCCAAAATCCCATTTACAATCTCCTTCTCAAACGTTGTGAACTGAATCTGTTGCACTCTAATATGCTCAGAAGTTATATCAGTGTAGCCTCTTTCTCTAAGCCACGCAAGCAGTTTCAGTGCTTTGATGCGACGGACTTGAATTGCTCCGTCGCTGCTACTCATGACCCCTTTTGGAAAGTCTCTTGGAAACCTCATCCAAGCAGAGAAAGCGATGTTAACATCTTTTTCACCAGATAGCAACGAGGTAAGGCAGGCAGCGACAAGCTTTTCGTAGTCCCTAGCACCTGCCTTGGCAAGCTTCTTGCTCAAGCCCGCTTCATCGGCTTCGTGACAAAGAAGCCTCGATAGATGGGGTAGTTCCGCATGAACTTTCGAGCATACAGCGCGATGAAGTCGTTGCTGATTTTGAAGTCGTCGCCAGTCGTCTTGATTGCAGTCTCCCAGCGGAGGCGGTTTGCAATCAGCCATGCGCTGCTCTTCTTCTTGCCAGTGGCAATCAGCTCGAAACTGAACTGTTTGAACAGGTCATAGACTTGAGGATTTTCAGAATCGAAAGCCTCGAAGCGGGCAGTCAGCTCGGTATGAACGTTATTCACTCTTTCTCCTTTTCTCATTGTTGAGATTGGCGCGTCTGGTAGGACTCGAACCCACAACCCGTAGCCTAGAACACTCTTGCTCTATCCTTTGAGCTACAGACGCGCAGTTTTAGTGGCAGCTAGCCCAGTCGGTGCCTAGCATGTACCCAGCAGACAATTCTACGTTAAGTTTGTAGTATTGTCCAGCCTCTCGCACAGCGATTGTTGCAAGTTCGCCAGCTCTACAGTAGCCACGGAACCACCCCTTGTCATTGTGAACTGGGTCGCTCCAGACCTTACCGTCTTCGCTCTTAAATGCCTTGCACTCGGCCTCGCTGCCGAACTTCTTCCATGCCACCATGCTCCGACGAACCTCTAGCTGAGCTTCGTCGTGGTAGGCAATCAGTTGCTGGCAGAAGACCTTATTCTTCCAGTCATCACGGAAAAAGTCAACCCACAGGCCCTCATCTTTCAACATTTTTTCATGGATGACCATCGCACGCTTGGCACAGATGACGCCAGCCGACTGGAATGCCGTATTGATGACGTTCCCCTTTGTGCGGATCGGCAACTTTCGGTTGTCAATGCCCATAAGGAACTTCTTCTGGCCCGGACCTTCCCAGTATTTTTGCATCTTCTCTTTCAGCTCCTTCAGAGGGCTTGCCTGCTCCCAGAACGCATCGAAGATGATCTGACCTGTATCCAAATCGCAGCCCACCGTTTTAGCCACACGCGCTGGCTGAGCATTGTAACTGCACCCGTACTTGACGTTCTTCGCAGTTGATCGAGGAAACTCACGTCCGAGAATTCCCGTGATCTGGCGCGCGAGCACGCTATGGCAGTCATTCGGCTTCTCAGCCGTGAGTGAAACTCCGTACTCAGGCCCACCCGCGTAGCGGTATACGTAGTGGGCTTCGATCTTCGCTTCGAGCGAATCAAAGTCGTAACCAAGTTGAAGAAACCCGTCATCCTTGTCTACTCCGAAAAGCGCCCGCATATTCTTGCCATACAGGTTGGTCACACGCGGGATGTTAGCCACGAGACGGTGCTTAAAACGGCTTGTACCAGCCCCGCACGAGTCGGCAGGTGTCTGGATACGTCCGTCTTCTGCAATGCGTCCAGCGGCCATAAAACCCTTTCCAGCGAACTCATCGTCATCGTCCAAGTCGTCAGGATCAAAACCTCCGCCGAGAATACTGTTACGCCTGTGGGCATATGTCAGGTACTCAGAGACAAGCTTTGCGTGCGGAAACTGGTCTGCCAGCTCCAACAACGCCGGGTCAATTTCCTTCTCCATTCCAACGGTGATAGTCGGATTGGTGTACACCTTCAGCGGGCGCTTCAGGTCGTGCTTAAGCAGCTTATCCCGAAGCCGCGAAGCAGGAACGTCTAGCTCACTACAACGGTCACGTTTGAACGGGCTTGAAAGCGTCTGCTCAACGTACCGCTCAACAGTGTCAGCGAACTTCTCTGGCGTCAGCTTCTTCTTCTTACTATCACAGGTCAGGTCACGTTCCTTGTATTGCGTCGGACGCCAGCCCAGCTCTACAAGCCACCCTTTGATGTGCGTGGTATCCTTGACAGTGGCAGGCTCATGCGTCATCACAGCTTCGTCGGCAGGCATCGGCATTTTGCCATGCTTGTCGTAGACCTTGTACCACCAGTGCCCAGATTCTTCCAAAATGGAGCCTTCGTGACGTTCAATCCATTTAAGAACGACGGCTGACGGTTCACCATTCTTCTTGAACTGAATCTTCGGTGGAATGTAACCTTTCAGTTTTGTCAGACCCATTGGCTTAGGCGGAAGCAGCGGCTCAACTAGCAGCCGTATTTCTTCCATCTTAGCATCAAGCTCTCGGACATTTGCTTCAGCAAGTTCAGCATTGAACCAGAAACCCCTGTGCGATTGCCGAGTGACGATATCCCGCGTCATCTGCTCAAGCACAAACGGACCTTGCCAGTTCCAGCTACCCATTTCATCGACAAGGTTGAAGTAGAGCTTAACGTTCACTGCAACGTCGCGTTCATTGTACACCAGCATTTCTGGGTGATACTGTGCGAACTCAGCTCCCTTCGGCGAGTTGTATTGAATGAGGCCAAGCTCTACAGCTTTAGCTCGCCAATCAATCTTATCAAGCCCGAGTCGCTTACCCCACTCGTCAAGCGAGTGACCGCCATACCTATCAGGGTTCAACACCTTTGACAAAACAAGGGAGTCGATGATTTCAACAGGGTTGCCATTTATATAGCACTGCTCGCCTATTTCGTAATCAATGCCAAGCCACAACTTCAGCACCAAAAGGTCGTAGTCGATGATGTTGTGGCCGACGATCGTCGTCATCTTTGCTAGCAGGCGCGGAAACTCTGTACGAACTTCGTCCCCTACGAACCTGTAGACAGCGCCAGAGTCGATGTCTTGTACAACTAGACACCACACCATGAACGTCGGCTTAAGCTTGAACGGGCTTGCCAAGTAGTCAATTGTCGTGTGGTCAAGAAGCCCATTGGCTTCGATGTCAAATACGCCTCTCATCCTTCTCCTTTTCTTGAACGTAGAAAGTACACTGGACAATCTGTGCATCTGTATCTGGATTGTAGCCGATCTTCTTCATTTTGTGGAACGGCAGCGATGAACAGTCGTCTTTCTTTTTTTTTTTTGCGCAGTTCATGCACATTCCACCTTTAGGTTGCGCTCCCCCTCATTTTGCCAGCAACGCGATTTGTTCGGCGTACTTCTTTACGCGCTTCATGTCGCCTCGCAGGATGCTTTCTCGCATATTCATCATCAAGTCCACAAGCTTGACTTTCTTAGCCAGAGGATTCGCCTTCACTTCTGTGAGGTATTCCTCCCGTGACTGCCAACTCTTTTTGTGAGTAATGGCAAGAACAGCCTCAACGATGTTGTCTTCAAACAACGCTTCAAGAAGCTCAACCTTGCAGGCTGTGTCTTCTAGCATGTCGTGAAGCATTCCAATTATTGCAAGACGTTCATCACCGTCATCTTTCAGTGCCGAAGAAACCATTTCAAGATGGTACATATACGGATGGCGTCCGTACATCTGCCCAGCGTGGAATTTCTCTGCCAGACCCCTTGCCAGTTCTAAATCTTTCATTAAACGCTCCTTTGCTGAGTCTTACCACACTTTTCGCAAGTCCTGAACTGGAGGAAAGTTCTCCACGTCTTACACCAGTTTAACCCAGACCACTTGCCCATTTATGCCAACAAAACACGTCAGTACTTTCTCCACCCGTCTGGGAGGTCACAATTAGATGGCGCAAACTTGAACATAGGCGATATGTCTGCGTCTGTGTATCCGGCAAGGCCGCAGCCCACCCGCGTCACTAGGAATTTCTTATTCCAGTTCTGCCTTGCGTAGAGGATGAATTTTCTCACATGCTTCTCTACAGTGTCAAGCGGCAGCGTGCGAATGTTGTGGTCTTTTGTTGGAATGGCATAGGCCATCCCTGTTGGACCCTCGCCAACACCATATACAGCCCCGTAGAGCCGTTTTGCGTCTAAAGCTGCACCTCTACCATGCCTGCCTGCTAAATTCGATCCAAAGACGAATATGCGATCCATGTAGCTCCAATGAAAAGCCCGCACTAGGCGGGCTTGTTACTCACTGACGAAGACAGTCGCCGCTTGCGATTGACAGTCCTATTTTGAAACTGTTCCGAAGTCCGGTGCCCAGCCTTCGATCATAGCACCTTTCATCCCGCCAGTTGCGAGAGCAAGAATGACAGCGTTGAAAACGTAGTCAGGAATTTCTTCGAGCGCAGGAACGTTTCCGTCCTGATTTGCCCCGGCCAGTGCTAGTTCGATGATGGATTCGGACAGGTCTTTGATTTCGTTAATTAGTTCTCTTTTGTTAGGCTGCGATATCCTCGTTAACATCACGCTTAAGCAGCGCAACTTGCGATTTCACATACGCGCCGAAACGCTCGTCGGTGCCTTGCTCTTCACTGTCTTCCCACACGCCGAGATATTCGGCGACAGTCAGATTGTATTCCAGCTTGTCGATTGCCCGCGTAGAAGCAACATACAGCAGATTTTGCTCTTCAGTTGACAGGCCAGTCCACTCGCCGTCTTCATTGTAGCACGATTTGAAGTCGCTTTCAATACGCACTTGACTCCACTCGCGGCCCTTCGACTTGTGCGCCGTCGTGAACGTCACATGGGGTTCACGGCTGTTGCAGTGGCATTTTAGGATGGAAATCCAGTTCTCTGCAAGACCTTCCTTGACAACCTTGACAATCCGGCCAAGCTCGGCATCACCCTTAGATTCAGCAACCATTTCATACCATTCCGTGTACGGCAGCATCTTGTCGTGCTTGACGTTCTTCATATCACCACGGTAGAGAGCGACAGCCGATTGTAGCAGCTTAACGAAGTCCTTCACGTCGATTTCGATAGAAACTTCAGTGCCTTTCCGAATCTCGCTGATTGCAGCGTACAACAGCGCGCTGTTTGTGCGGAACAGCCGGGTGTACGGCTGAGATTCATCGACGATACCTGCGTTCTTGGCAACAGACGCGATCTTCTCGTTTCCGGTGATAGTCATTGCGCCTTCAAGCACCGCAGTGGCGATGTCTGCAACAGCCTGACCGTAGCGGAAGCTCTTGGTCAAGTGGCGCGAAGCACAATCTACCATCTGCATCGCATTGACAGCCCCGCGCCAGCCATAGATTGCTTGGCGGGCATCCCCCACCATGACAATCTTCATGTGGCCTTGCTGGTTCAGGATTATGTCCAGAACGCATGGCGTGGTATCTTGGAACTCATCGACGTACACGACTTGAAAACCGTGGAACACGGGCTTCGAGAGCTGGTACATCTTGAGATACGTGTCGTGAGTAGCAAGAACAGGGCTGTTGATCTTCGTGCGCTTGCTCCAGAGCTTCTGTGCAACTCCGAACACGATGCCCTTGACGTAGTTCAGTGCTTGCATGTTCTCTGCGAGCTTGTCCTTGAGGTCCGCCATCGGAACGTGTTTCATAGCCAGTTTAGGATCAGCCGACTGCTCGAATCGAGCAACAGCTTCACGGGCCAGCAGGCCGATGAAATTTGCGCTGATAGCAACGCCATCCGCCGTCTCAAAGGAGTTAACGTTGAAGTACCGTGCGATTTCCGAGCCAGTGCCTGCAACGTTGACGTAACGGCCCTTGGGACGGCTCAGCTTGTCGCGCAGCTTTGCGCCAAAAGCGGCGTAAGCCATGCTGTGAGTGGTCTTGCAAACCACATGCTTCGGAAATTTTTTGCTTGATTCGGTCGCAGTGACCTTGTTGAATGCCAAGTACAGGCTGGGAACTTCGTGAGACGCGGCCATCATGGTGAGCGTAGAAGTTTTTCCAGAGCCTGCGCATGCTTCTATCTTGAGCATGTCTTCGGTCTTGAGAGCGGTGATGCATTGCTGTTGTTGCTGTGTAGGAGTGCGGCTCATTTGTTTCTTTCCGTTCAAGACGTTGTGTGTCGATGGGGTGAATTATGAGCCGTTCCGCTCAACAATGCAAGCCCCTTTTGCTGTAGTGGCTATTCTCAGCTTTGAGAATTATCGTCGGCCTACGCGGGTAACAGACCGGCCGCCGAAAGATCGACTGGGAGTTGTCGTGATTCCGCGAGAGTTTGTCGTGCTATGTTGCTGAACATACGGGCGCGGCTGCGGGTTGTAGATCGGGCGACGATCATAGCTCGGAGCCACAGGCGCCCTGTAGGCGGGGGCTGGAGCGTGTTGCACAATTTGTTGCTGGTTGACAATCACAGTGCTCTGCTTCGGCGTTGAAGACTTGCCCATCATGTAGCCAAGCAAGCCGCCACCGATTACGCCAGCCGCAGCCGCCGTACCGGCTCCGACGCCTTCTTTGGCGTGCTGTTGAGGTTGTTGGTACTGCGGCTGATACTGTTGCGGCAGAGGAACGCCAGATGCGTCTACAGCAACAGGTAGCGGGGCTACTGGTTGAGGTGATGCTGCGTAAGACTCTCCGCCACCGCATGCGGTAAGCGACACGGCCAGAAGTGCAGCAATTGCGAAAGTAGAAAACTTCTTCAAATCAATTCCCCTTCAGTTTTACGGTTTGGTTTGCGACGCCAGCATTGAAGCGATCAATATAGGCGTCTTAGTACAAATCAAGAGCTGCATCGTAGTTTTCCAATGCAAACTCTCGCCAGCCTGACGTGATTGAGGTACAAACCTTCATCAAGGTCAGCGTGAACGCTTCTTTTGGCGTTTTCTTTCCAGGGTAGGGTACGAGGCTTCTTTCCAGAGCCAGCACCATAGCTTCCTCTACAACTGAGTATAGCTGAATCTTCCTGTCACACGCAAGGAACATTTCCTTGCTGCACATCACCTCTTCGTCTTCAGGCTTGTCAAGGTGCGCCACTGCTACGTGGACAGTATCGTGGTCGTACTTTTGAACAACTCTAGTCATTGTAGCATCGAAGAAAGCCCCTTGTCAACTTTCAGGTTAGGATGCTGTGCGTGTAAGTGTCGCGCATGCGATCCTGATAGAAGGACTCCCACTCTGCCGGGATTACTGCCCCAAGCTTTCGCATTGCGTGGATGTCTTGCATGGTCTTTAAGAAGTGTGGGCTGTCTTTCAAGTACCTGTGCGACATCTTCAGCATGTAGAGCACGTTCAGGCTCGGAACAGTCACTGTGACGCCACCAGATAAAACAGTCCAAGTCTTTTCTGCGTCATGTTCTTCGACAAAACGCAGAAGCTTTTCAGCTCGGCTACCTTCCTATGCAAGCTCTACCTCGCACATGCGGCCATCCCTCAACCGCATGCACATCGAATCTCCGCCGTTTATCGGGTAAAACGATGTAGGAAGAACTGATTCTCGAATCTCAAGCGAATCCTCATACGTGGCTACGAAGTCGAGGTCATTCGGTTCCCGGTCAGAGAGTCCACGAATTTTTAGCGCAAGTGATCCGATTACCAACATTTTTCTTCCTTTCGAGTTAAAGCTTAGCAGCGGGAGCTATACCAGTCACGGCACTGTACTTCCATTTCTTGAAGCGTGTCAAGCAGTTTCCCATGATTTTCGATCCATAAGCATCGACAGCCCCGCCCTCGTCTTCCGGGTCTTCAAGCCGATACGAGAACGGTCGCTCGTCGTAATACCCGTCGTCACTGCACGGAAGTTGGTATGAAACGCAAGAAACGTCTACAACGACTTTGACATTTTCGAGAATGTCATTGATACGGGCAGCAAGCGCCTCTGCTTCCGCTTCTTCTCCTTCTTCAAGCAGCATCAGCTCGTTAAACTGCTTCGTAGCTTCTTCGATGCCGTCAGAGATAAACTTGACAGCATCTTTTCGCATGGCTGCGCGTTTAGCGCGAATTTAACTGATGTCAACCACGCCAAGAACGATATTACTCATGTGGCCCTCCATTTCAGCAGTAGGCAGACGAAGAATTACAGTCGTTGACAGTATAAACGTCTTCCAGCGTCCACTTAAGGTCTTCAAGATCGACAGGGATGTCAGAGGCTTGCTGGATGTCCTTGATTTCTCCGAGAAGCTTCTTAATACCCTCGATTCGCTCTGCAACTGCTTTGACGGCTACCTGAGTAACAGCTTCCTTTTGCTTTTTGTACTCGTTCAGATCGACACCACCGACAATGAATTCAGTCTTAGCCATTTTCAGATTTCTCCTTTTCAATTTTGAAAGTGTTGTGCTTGTACACTGGTATCAGGTACGGAAAGAATACAAGCATCTGGATTGAGAAGCAAAGTGCAGCGTAGTAGGGATTCACTTGACTCGCACCAACACCACACTAGCTTGAGTAATCTCTTGCTTGATGAATTCCGCAGCCTTCTCGTGAGATAGTTAGCCTACCTTGTATTGCTGAATTTCATTGCCGACGCGAACGCCTACAAGTAACTCAGGGATAGGCTAAAACAGTTCGAGCTGTTCCATACTGGTCAGCACGAATGGGACGACGCTTGCCACTCTTGGTCATGAGGGTCGTAGTAACCTCCCATACCATAGCCGCCAAGCTCCATGTAGAATCCAACGCCAGCTTCGTCAGCGATGAACTCGGCTTCAGAAATCTTGCTCTGGGCTTCAGCGCCCAGTTGTGCAATCTTGTTGATTGCCTCTTTTTGACTTAGACTAATTACGTTCCTTTCTAGTGTAGGGCTTTTAACACGTCGTCAGCTATCTCGACAGCTATTGCCCCTACCGACTGATGTGGAGTTCCAGTCGATATAAGGCTCTACATTGCTTCAACTGCCAACTTCTCTCTTAGAGACATACCTAAGTAGTATTTAGTGTCAGTCTCTGATGGGTATATAGGAGGGTTGCTGTTCAATCAATACTTCACATGGTTAGATTCAAGCCACTTCCGCTTGTTGTACAGCTTGTGCTGCTCGGCATCGTAGTAGAACTCACCGGCAGGGCCGGTTTGGGAGTTGTCACGATTCTTACTGATGAACGCCTTCGTGGTGTTGCGCTCAATCGGGTCAGGGTTCATCTTATCACGAACCAGAAGGATGTTCAAGGCTGCTGACTTGAAGATCGTAGAACTTCCTTGGAAGTCTTCTTCAGAAATCATAGCGCCGCTGGAATTCTGCTGGGATTGGCCGCCACCCGACTTACGAACGTGGTTGATGTTGATGAAGGTCATGCTGTGGCTCTTAATCAAGCCCTTCTGCCACTTCAAAAACACAGCCTGCTCTTCGTTCGTCATTCCGTCCAAGATGTCTTGCAACGGGTCCAGAATGATAACACGAACTCCACATGAAATCACCAACTGTTCTACAACAGCCTTGAGGTCTTCAACAGAACCGTCACGATCATCGACTAGGTAGAACCTGTGCGAACCATCTTCACGGTAGAACAGCTCCTTTTCCTTTGCCTTTACCCAGTCTTGGTCTAGGAACTTCGACTTTTCTGCATGGTCTTTGATGTTGTTGATCTTGTACTTGATGTACCGACTCAACATCGAAATACCGTACTGACCGGCATTTAGCTCCATAGAGACGATGCCGACAAGGTGCGGGCAGTTGAAAGCCCAGTACATGACGCATTCGTCAACGTACACAGTCTTGCCAAGACCAGAGGCAGCGCCGATGTTGACGATTCGGCCAAGGCCGATGCCGTCAGCAGTCATTTCATTGACCTCTTCCATGAAGTCGGGGAAACGAATCTTCTCTACTAAAGCTTCCTCTCGCAGACGGCCAGACAGCTCCCCAGAGCCAAGAACGCCAGCAGGCATGTACTGCTTTGCATTCCAGAAGTCCTGAATGAAATCTCGCTCTTTTCCGGCTTTAACGTAGTCATCCGCATCCTTGAAGCGCATCGACATGACGTACACGCGACCCTTTGGCAAGACTTTTGCGATCTTCTCCGCAGCCTCTTCCCCAGCCTTATCCGCATCCATGCAAACGATGATCTTTTCAAACTGTGCAAAGAACTCGTAGCGGCTCTGTACCTGCTTGTATGCCCCGCTCTCGCCGAGCGTTGAGCACACGACAGCAGGGGGTTCAAACTCCGACTTACCACGACGTTCAAGATCGTCTTTGAGCATCTGGTAAGTGTTAAGCAGCTTCGTCTCTCCGCCAACGATAATAACCGTTCGCTTGGAGTTCTTGAATCGGAATTCACCAATCATGTCGCATTCTTTTCCGACCTGACCGATAGGGTTCGAGAAGTCCTTCGGGAATACGCGGGTTCGGTATCCAGCCAACTGGCTGTCAATAGTCGTCGGGAAATACTGCTTGCAAGGCTCGCCAGTCTCGGCGTCGTACTCGTAGCGAACTCCGAAATACTTGTTGGTTTCGTCCCGGATTCCACGGTAGCCGTGGCCCTTCGTCCCGGTGTAGCTCTTTATTTCAGCGTTCTGTTCGTCTGTGATTTTTTCTCTTGTCATTACTTCTTCATCCTCTTCCTCTTCGGCATCCCACCCCATCTTAGCCATGTGCTCATCTGAAGGGATAGTGAAATTGCAAGACCAGCAAAAGGCGCCGTTACCGGCGCCATATACATGCAGGTTGTTACCAGCGTTGTCGCGGCCGTTACGTCGGCAGCGCGGGCATGCTGTCTTGTACTCGTAACTGAGGTCGATTCCGTACTTTTCAGCCGGTGCCGTCATCGGGTCACGCCAGTGAAATCAAACGCTTCGTAGCTAGGCGTCGCTGGCGAGTCCAGCAAAGCTCTCGCAGAACGTCCTTGTCAAGTTTTTGATCTTTGCCCATCACCTTCAACTCTTCACGAATTGCTTTGGTCACTTGGTACTGGCTGAGAAACTTGAACAGTAGGTAGTCTTGCTCACGTACAGAGATGAAGTTTGCACGCTGAGCGATTCGAGATTGAACGCTGGAAATCAGTTTGTTGAGTGACATCGCCATCTTGTAAGTTCCTTTCTGGTTGGTTCTAAGCCGAAGCCGCTATTGTATGCAGCTTCGGCGAGTTGTCAAGCTTTACTTGGTGTTGATGATGCCCTTGAAGTCGTAGGGCACAACGATTGCTTGGACCTTGCCAGCAGCGATACCTTCCGCAATCTTCATCTGTGCCGCTGCCTGCATGTATTGGATCGCGCCAGCATTGGCATTCAGGGCAGCGATTCGACGGCTCTCGGCCTCTGCCGTGCGAACTTCGACTTCCTTTTGCAGCAGGCCATTCTTTGCTCGCACAAGCTCGTTTGCGCTAGCAACCACAGAGTCTGCCGGGACAACTCCACGGATTTGAACACGCGAAATCGTGATCGAGTTGCCAAGTCCTTCAGCCTGAAGCGTTGCGTTGATGGCCTTGATTTGAGTCTCCATCGCCTCGCGGTTGTCGTTCATCGTCAGTGCTTCGTACTCTCGCGCAGCCTTGTACGCTGCGTTCCGTGCGGTCTGCGTCACATAGTTGCACATCAGGTAGATATCACCGTTAGCTTCCGCGTGGAAGCTGCGGCTATTCGAGCTGTACAGTCCTGCAACTTGACTTTGGTTGATGCTGTAGATGACTGACAGGTCAAAGTCCTTCATCGTGCTGTCGTCTTTGCAATCGGCGTCATGTTGTCAATGACTGCGGACACATCCTTAATAGGGAACGTTATGATTGACCCGACAAGAGTTTGATTGAAGCTTCCCGGAAGCAGCTCGCCCTGCTTCAATTGCTTGTCGTAACCGATTCGCACCCCGACCTCGCCGGTTTCGATTCGGGTGCAGCCAGTAGAGGCGATAGCCAGTGCTGCGATTGCTATGGTAGCAAAAAACTTCTTCATGTACTTTCTCATTGTACTGGTTAGAAACAGATGATAATCGCTGCCAGTACAGCGGTTGCCACGGATGCTGTGAAAATGGCGACTAGCGCCCCTTGGCAAAGATCAGCTTCTGTTTGAGAGTTGAACTCCGAAACGCAGTGTAGCAGAGAAACGAGAGTAGCCAAACAATTCCGAAAACAAAAACTAGCCTTGCCACTGTTACTCCATGTTCTCGCCGGGAATCAACTTTCGGTGCTGAATCCACCCGTGAAGGTTGCCAGACCACAGACGGCCTTGACGATCCATGTGGCTAATCCCACGCTCCCACGTATGCGGCATTGTAGGGATGTTCCAATCATCTTGATCGTCCGAGTCTCCAAACGTCGTTGGCATCATCGGAGTTGCCTGATGCTCCAGCGCAGATGCGTGCTTACGCTTGTCACCGACAAGTCGGGCATAGACTTCTTCACTCTTTTCGAGGCCGTAGTCCGTGTTTCTGAAGCTCACCGCCGCCGAACGTGCAGATGATACATGAATTGCTTCACGCTCGTCAAGCGGAATCCAGAAACCTTCTTTTTCAGCTTCGATGAAGTAGTTAAGAGTTCCTGTGAGATTTCTCACAGCTTTGACATACGGAAGATGCCATTCGCCGTCTTCCAGCTCCAGAGGGACGCTCCCAGCCATTGCCAGCTTCATGCAGCGCGACAGCTCTGCAATCGTCGGGTCCGCTGCATCGTCGTCTCGCAGCCAGAAGAAGTTACCGAACTCCGTGCCAGAAACAACAGTTTTCATCATCTGGAAAGGCTCAACAAGTCGATTGTACACTTGCTTGTGGTATCCAGCCTCGTACATGCCTTTTGCGAACTCTACAGCGTGTTCCCGAGCTTCGCTCCAGATGTGCTCAGGGCTACCTTCAGCTCGCCAGAAGTCAGATTCTACTTCAATGTTGGCGTCGAAGTCAACACCCTTGTCTTGCATTCCAGGGTTTGCTTGCCCGAAGCGCACAGGGCGTGCAGTAAGCTGCTCGACCATCTTTAGGAATGGGATTGCTCGGCTGCTTGCAGAGTTTCGGGACAACATTCGGTGCGTGTTGAACTCTGCGAGGATCAGCCGTGGGTACTCGATTTCAAACGTCGTGAATCGAATGCCAGCCGAAGAAATGCTGTCGCAAATGACGGTAGCTTTGATGCCGTACTGGCCTTCAGTCTTACTCATTCTACTCCTTTTTTGAGTTTAGGGTACTTATTGTAGAACTCTGAAATTGTTGCAGAGTCTCTTGCTTTGAAGCCGGACATTTCATACGCCTTGCTGTCTTTGAACTGTACCATGCGCTTCTCCGCCCTGTCAAGCGCATCGAGCTGGAAGACGTATGACTTGTATTCCCACTGTGTTGCCAGGTCTTTAGCCATTTCTTTCCTTACAGAATGTCAGTTTTCCGATAGGCTTGCAGGCCATGTGGCCTGCCCACCGAGGCTTCTTCCCGCTATAGAAGAACTTGAAATTCTCATCGTTGAGAACTCGTTTATGGGTCAGTGCGGAGTATAGCAGCTCTTTTTGGTCTGTGTCGTATCTCTTGATGCCATGCTTCCTGTACAAAGAGAACTGACTTCTCTCTGAGACTACTTGGCAATATGTCTGCCCTGATTCTACAGCTCTATGCACGATTACGTCAACAACTGCGCGTTGCGCCTTAGTGCTCTCGCCCCGTGCTTCGTGGTACACAGCGGATGCTAGGCACTTTTCATGACGCTCTGGAATTGCTTCTGCAAACGTCGGCATATAGAACACGCATGCAGCCACTATAGCAGATTTCACTGACAATGCAACAGCCCTGCGACAATAGCCGCGAAACTTGCTGCGGCTGCGAGAATTGTAAATAGAAATTCCTGCATTTTTCATACTTTCTTCACGTTCGCCAGCCATTGAAGTACATGTCATGCACCCTTTGCTTCGACTTGGCTGGAATTCTAGGGTACGGCATCCAAGAGACAAAGTGCTTTTCGTCTCCGCGCTTCCATGTAACTTCGCAAAGTTTACCACCGATGCTGATGGCGAGCAAGTTGTTTCCTATCGGTGGCGGGTAGTCGATGATGTCCACCATTTCTGGAGCCTTTACAACAGGCCGCTTAAGTTCTTCGGTGTTCACGAAACCTCCAAATGAAAATGGGGCCTTTCGGCCCTGTTTGTTAGTGGTGAGCAGCCTCTGTCGAGGCTTGTAGTTGGTTCTTTGCGAACTCTAGAAGGTCTGTCGCAATTTGAATAACGTCTTCATACGTAGCCTCAAACGGAACAGACACACTCATGGCACCGTATTTGAAAACCCGCCCTGGTGGCAGACTCTTGGCAGCGCGGGCTTCCCACTCTTCCGCCTGTGCCAGCATGTTAGCGGGCGAACGGCCCAGAAGGGCGGAAACTTTCAACATGACAGAATCAGACATTTTGCGGCGCGGCTTGGTTTTGATGCTTCGCATTGTGCCACGGGTAGCGAACTTGTCAACGCCACACAGACGGAATGGTAAAACCTGTTAAAACGGCCTAGGATCGTCTGCAATGCTTCGCCTATATGCTGGCCCTGCCCTGCTAGCGTATCGGCGCCTGTGGCGCGTTCTAGCGGCCTTCCTGCGGATTAACGCCAAACACAAAAGCAAAAGCCCGCACTAGGCGGGCTTTGTTTCTGGCGGGTTATACTGCTTCCCGTTTGGTGTTCGTTCGTTCCCACATGCGGCGCTTTTGCAAGCGTGCGCGCTGCTCTTCGCTCTTCTGTTCCTGCTGGCGGGTCTTGATGGTCTTTGCGTAATGTGCGTTATTTTGCATTTTGGTATTCCTTTGTCGCGGGGTCTTTATCACTCTTCAGTTTTCGGCGTGTTTTCTTTCACCCAGCCCACGCAGTTTACACGGCGCAGGCTTCGGAATTGCACAATTCCTGCGCTGCTGCGGACTTCCCAAAATGCGCCGTTCTTTTTCACAGTGTACACGATTTATTTCGAGTCGTCAAGTATGGTTATTCGATTTCGCTTGCAAGTTCTGCCTCAATCACTCGCCTGTAATTGTCGCCATAAGGCGAGCCGGACGGGCCGAAATCAATCCCGCCTAGGCTTGAAACGTGTTCTCCTTCATCATTATACATCGTGCAAAACCATGTTGAATGATCCATATCATCAGACCAGTCTGCGGCCGTCACATCAGGGTCAATCTGCCATTCAAACGAATAACCTCCTTGCCGGGATTTTTCTTCAGCCTGTGCCAGTTGCACGGCGCAGCGTGCGCGGCTTGAAATGTAGTGGTGTGCATTCGGGTCAGCCATGCGGTATTCTTTAAGCATTGCGCGGGTTTCCTTGTACGTCGTGAACTCGTCCACAGTTCCCAGATTGCGACCTTCGCGTCGTTGAATGTAGACCATGATTTGCTTTCGTTGCGTTGTTTGATGCTTTGCATTCTAGGGCCTGATTTTTAGCTTGTCAAGCCCCTTTTGTTTGTGTGGTTACTTCGTCTAGTTCAAACGCTGGCGCATTTCAACCCGCACATGCTCGCCAATGTCTGCCCATGCTTGCGCCATTTTCAGGGCCTGCGCGGCTTGTTCTGGCGCCTTTACTGGGTTTGTGATTCAGTGCCTGTATTTTGAGGCTTTCAGAAAACCCTGTCAAGGGCTTTTGAAAGACCCTTTCGGGTCTGTGGACTTAGGCGATATATCGCCCGACAATCACAGATTCTGTGGAATTGTCCACAAACTTGACCAGCACGCCAGAAAAGAAAGAATCGGACGAATAGCCGTGCCAGTCTTTCAGCTAGCCCGTCAATTCACTTGGCGAAACTTAGTGTCCGAGTAGCTAACGCTCTTGAGGAACTTCCCCTTTGGCGCGTCTGGTTGATCGCACGAACTCTTCAGCACCATCGTCGGGAACTGGCCCTCTGTGTACGTCTCAGTCACGCCGCGAAGCCAGTGGAATGCCCGAGTCTTTTCAAGGTCTTCTTGACTCTTGATGAATCGTGTCATAACGCCGTCAACTACGTCTTGCATGTCCCCGTCCCCGTCAACTCCCATGAAGTGTTGAGCGCCCATAGCAAATACTTGGATGTCGCAAAGCGCATCGCGGACCTTGATAGGGCTCTCATCTCCGAGAGCTTCCAGAAGCTCATTGTATTCGTCAAGGATATTCTTGCACTGCGACTTAAGGCGCTGCCAGTCGATATTGGCATAGTTCCCGCGCTTGTTGCCGAATGCCGTATTCATGTCTGCAACGGCTTGAAATGAGGTCTTTGACATCTGTATCCTTTCTTCAGGGTTGTTGTGCAGGGCCGTAGGTGCCCAAGACTTTAGCGTGCAAGTTTACACTAAGCACGCTTGTTGTGCAACAGCCAAATGGCTGCAAAAGTGGGAAATTATCTTGGAAATTTTCTGAAATCTGGCAAATGTTGCTAGAAATCTTTTAGGTGTATGCCGTACTTCGCCAGTGCGAAATACAGGATTTCAGCTTGAAAATCTCCCGGCTTACCGCAAAATATACAGTACCAAAAGCCCAGACGCTATCCAGCAATCCTGGCTCAGCTTTCAGATTACTCTCAAAAGTGGGAAATCACTTTGGAAATCTTCCGGTCTACGGCAAGAATGTCAGATTTCATTTCCAGCCATGTACATGCCTAACTCGTCAGTACAGTCTGCACCGTCAATTGGAACAGTCAACATCCAGCTAGCTATGAAGCTTAGCTTGAACGTTTTCGCTGCGATGTCTGGACATCCATTCACAATACGTTGCAAATCCATGATCTTCCTTTCAAATGTTTGGAACAACAGGCATCTTCATGCCAGCGGCTATCGCTGCCCTGGACTGAGCGATGTCGTCTTGATGATAGGATTGTGCGGCATCTCTGGCATCTGTGTCAAGAGATTTTTGAAGCTTCTTGCATTGTGCCAGCAGCTCAACGGACTGCTTCCATAGGGCAACGATCACCTCGTCCTTGATGTCCCCCAGACTTGTTCTTGATGCGAGCTTCAGCTTGCTTGAACACTTCGTAGCTTGACGTACCGCTCACTTGAACTCCTGTTCCTCGGTTGTGGAGCCTCAATTCTAGCACTGCCGATTGAGCAAACTCAACACCCCATATTGGTGTGTCATAAAAACGACACT